GGGCCAGAAAAACAACACAGTTGTAGTGAAGGTGGACGATCCGGACAAAATTTGTGGCAGAAGCAAAGCAGTAGCAGCTCCAGCGAAGGTTAAACCCGGCCCGGTCCGCGACGATCATGGCAATGTTGTTCGGATTTCAACACAAAAAGGCGATCCGGGATACGATCCTATGATCCATGAGAACAAGAACCTGAAAATATTCTGTGATGGTGAACATATCCTCACGGCACACACCGCAGATACCCACTTGGGTATAGTCTGGTTTTACGAAAAAACGCCCAGAGGTAGGATCGAGACCAAAACAGTCCGGGGAAAAGTAGAAATTCAAGGATTGTAACGGATTTTCGCTTGACTTTTGGCCTAATATGTCCTATAATGAGTGGCATAATGAGCCGTGTGCCCGTTAAAATTGATGAGAACGCTAAATTACCGGCGTTGCCTGAGATAAGTGAGGCTCAGATAGAGCTGTACCTTGCTTATCTGGAGACATCCGGTCGAAAGAGATACTCTGCAATTATGGCGGGCGTAGATCCTGGTCGTATGGTGTACCGCATGAACAATGACTCGGATCTAAAAGAGCGTGAGACGTTTGCATTGCAAGGTTACGCGGAGCTCGTTGACGCCGCCGTCCATGAACGAGCGATCAATGGAGTGTCACGCGGTGTCTATTATAGGGGAGAGCGAATTGCAACTGAACGTCACTATAGTGACCAACTCCTCATCTTGCTCGCAAAGGCCACAAATCCGAAGTACCGGGAACATGTATCCGTTGACGCGAACGTCAAGGCTGGCGTTCTCGTTGTTCAAACATCACTTGATCCTGATGATTGGGAGAAAGAGTATGGTAGAATGCGAACTGACCAAAGCCGGATTGACAGTGTATGTTCGGAGTCAGTTGAAGCCGAACAGCAAAATGATGGCTGAGTGTGGTTTCCGCAAAGACCTCGCCGTTGCTGCGGCAGGATCATTGGCGGAAGAAGTAAATAGAAAATTTGGTGATAATATAAGCCCACGAGTTTGTGCGGCTGCTGTTGCTAAGTTTATCGAGAAGCCGATAGGCTTGAATTGTGGCTCATGTGGGTGGCGAAAAGCCGGAACGAAACATTGTACGCAACGTTGTTATACCACGAGTGACATCGACAGTTGTGATTTATATCGTCACTTGCACAAGATAACAATATGAGTCAAAAGGTTGAATGGCGACTAAATGATGCAGGTGTACTAACCGCATATATCGACGGCGTACCCGCGATCTGGTTTCCGCAACCTGGGAGTCAAGAGGCATTCTTGCGATGTCCTATCTTTGAGTGTCTCTTAGGTGGCAACCGAGGCGGCGGTAAGACTGATGTGCTGCTGATGGATTTTGCCCAGAATGTTGGTCGTAGCTTCGGCGAAGAGTGGAAAGGTATTTTGTTTCGTCGGACCTTTCCAGAGCTTGATGATGTTATTGGTAAGTCTCTGAAATGGTTCAAGAAGATATGGCCAAAAGCGGATTACAATAAACAAGCGAAGACCTGGACGTGGCCGACTGGTGAGTCACTCAAATTTAGACACATCATTCGACCAAACGAGTATTGGAATTATCATGGTCACTGTGTGAAAGAAGGAGAAATCCTGACGCCGATGGGTTGGCAGGACATAAAGGAAGTCAATGTTGGTGATATTGTGTACGCTGTGGATGAAAATAGAAATCTAATTCCAATGCCGGTGGCTACCAAGACCGAAGATGATTACGACGGCGATTTGGTTGTTCACGAAGGCCGTGGCTCGTTCATGGAGTTCACACCAAACCATAAGGTAGCCGTCGTACAGAAGAACGGCAAACTTACGCCGACCGAATACAACACCCTGGGCTTTGAGACAATAGTAGCAGCCAACGTGACCTACCCAGGTGGGAAGCATGTCGATAAAGTCCACATTCCACAAGTAGCGAGACCGAAAAACTATGAGTCCAGATGTAAGAATCAACCGCTCACCGTAACCGGCGATGATTTTGCAGAATTTATGGGTTGGTTTTTATCCGAAGGCTGTTGTCCTGATGCCAATTCACAAGTGCAGATTGCCCAAACAAAGAATGCAAATCGTGGTTTGATTGCTGACATTCTATTAAGGATGGGCATTGATTACACACTGAATGCCGGTGGATTTGTGTTTAACAGTGTAGATTGGTCGAGCTATTTGAGACCATTAGGCAAGTGCCGCGATAAGTTTATACCACAAATCATTAAGAACATGAATATCAGACAGCTTAAATTGTTCTTCAATGCTGCGATGGCTGGTGATGGCTCATGGCAGAAGGATAATGCTTATTACTTTACGACATCGAAGTGGCTTGCAGACGATATGGCGGAGATAGCGGTTAAGCTCGGCCTCAAGGTGAATATCTCCTCAAGGCAGCGTAACGACCGTGAAGGTTTATCTTACACTGTCGCATGTCGTGGAAGCAGTAGGCGTGACATTCATCTGCGAACAGATGTGCGACAGAAATTAGGTAAGCCAATATCAAAAAAGACTCAAATGAGACGTGAACACTATAGTGGTAAGGTCTACTGCATCGGTCTTAAAAAGCACCACATGTTCGTGATTCGACAAAACGGGTGTGTGTGGGTATCTGGTAATTCATATCCGTGGATAGGATTTGAAGAATTGACAACGTGGCCTAACTCAGAATGTTATACACCGCTGTTCTCGCTATGTCGGTCCACACATCCGGCCGTAGCGAGGCTCTGTCGTATTCGTGCCACAACGAACCCCTACGGTCCTGGGCATAACTGGGTCAAGAAACGATTTAGACTGCCGATGGCACCTGGAATGTTGATTGGGGAAGTTATTAAAGATCTACGCACTAATATCAGAGAAGATGAGCGTGAAAAGCCTCGTGTTGCTATTCGCAGTTCGCTGGCAGAAAATAAGATCCTACTCTTGGCAGATCCAAGTTATATCAACACACTTCGAGCTGCCGCCCGTAATCCTGCGGAGTTGGCTGCATGGATCGAAGGATCATGGGACATCACGTCAGGTGGGATGTTCGATGATCTTTGGGATGAAAAAATCCACGTTATCCCAAATATCCCATATTTCCTACTTAGGAAATCAGGCTGGTTTATGAATAGAGCATACGATCATGGTCAATCTAAGCCGTTCGCTGTTGGGTGGTGGGCTGAGTCAAATGGTACGCCGATCCAAGTTTTCGGTAAAGAATATGGTCAAGTTAAAGGTGATCTATTCTTGTTTGATGAATTATACGGCATGGGCAATGAGGATAATAGGGGATTGAATATGACTGCTGGTCAGATCGCCCAGCGAATACGAGAGAAGGAAGGTGAAATGGGTCTTCGTGGTAGGATCAAACGAGGACCGGCTGATAATCAGATCTTCTCAAAGTATGATGGTGTAAAGACCGTAGCAGGTGATATGAAAAAAGAAGGTGTTTATTGGGACACAGTTGATAAGTCGGCTGGATCTCGCATTCAGGGCTGGCAGCAAATAAGAACACGACTCCAGGGAGCAATACCGGCAACCGAAGGTCCGCGAGAAGCTCCAGGGATTTTTGTGTGTGAACGATGTACACATAACAGAAGAACGGTTCCTTGTTTGTCACGTGACGATAAGAATCTCGATGATGTCAATACAGAAACAGAAGATCACTGTGGTGACATGTGGAGATATCGACTAAGATGGACGCGGCGTTCTATTATTCAAAGGAAGTGGTGACATGGCTAAATCAAAGGAAGCGACAGTAGAAACCACAAGCTTGGCCTATCAAGCGATGGAGAATCGCTGGTGGAAGATGGAAACTCTACTCAATGGCACTGAGGCTATGCGAAAAGCAGGTGAAGATATGGCACCCAAGCATGAGCACGAGTCGCAGATCAATTACGACGACCGGATTGGTAGCAATGTGCTATTCAACATGACTGATCTCACGCTTCGGACGTGGGTAGGTAGACCGTTCGGTTCAAAGATCACATACACAGATGATTTCTCAGCTCATCTAAAACCATTGATGGACGATGTCGACCTTAATGGAAACAATATGGATGTCTTTGCACGTCACTGGTTCCGTCAAGGTGTTGCGAAAGCTTTCAGTCATGTGCTTGTCGAGTTTCCTCGTGTTGAAATAGCAGATTATATTCGCACGCTTGCTGATGATGAGGCTCAGAACATTCGCCCTTATCTTGTTCACGTATTCCCTGAGCAGTTAATCTTTGCAATCGCTGACCGGGTGAACGGTAAGGAAGTGTTGACGCATATTCGTATTCAAGAAGATGTGGTGACACTCGATGGATGGGAAGAAGTCATCACCACACAAATTCGAGTCCTTGAGCTGGATATGGTGAACATCGGCTCTGATGGGGAGCCTAATTTTGTTCAGAAGGTGCGAGTTGACATTCACCAGCAGAATGAAAAAGAAAACTGGGTCGTTGTGGAAACGTGGTGGATGGATATCGACTTTATTCCACTCGTGACATTCTACGCTGATCGTCAAGCATTTATGATCGGAAGATCTCCACTGGATGATCTTGCTGACCTAAATATACGTCACTGGCAGTCTATGTCGGATCAAATTTCGATCCTAACCGTTGCTCGGTTCCCCATGCTCGCTTGCTCTGGTGGTGATGACGAAGAAGGTCATCTTGTGATCGGTCCTAAAGAGTGGTTATACACTCCCGATCCCCAGGCAAAGTTTTATTATGTCGAGCACAAAGGTGCTGCCATTGAAGCCGGAAGCAAAGATCTTGCAGATCTTGAAAAGAGGATGCAATCTTATGGAGCTGAATTCACAAAGGATCGTCCCGACCGTGAATCTGCTTCGGCAAGGAATCTTGACACGACCGAAGCAACGTCACCGCTTCAAGATGTTGTGTATCGTTTCAATGATGCGATGAATTATGCGTTGTGGATGATGTCTGTTTGGATGAACAAAGATCATGCAGGTAGAGCAGCCGTTCCGACCGAATTCACATCACCCGAAGCGATGGAATTGCAGACACTCTACAACACGTGGCAATCTGGCGGCATCGACACAAAAGGCTATCTGAAAGAATTACAACGTCGTGGTGTACTGTCCGAGGAATTCGTAAATTTCTCGAACACAGCCCGTAACCCTGATAAGGAGCAAGAAGATGAAGTTTGATTTTACCAAAAACAGGACAGTGGCAACGCTTGACGGCGTGCCGGAAAACTTCCGAGCCTTCTACGAGCAAGCCGAAGGCGAGGATGGATTCAATCTCAAGACTGATGCCGTCACCACCGCCGCAGTCGCCGCAATCTCTGGGCTTAACAGGTCACTGACTGCGGCAAGAGCCGATGTTGAATCGGCCAAAAGGAATAGCACTATCGATCTTTCGGCTTTGAGTGCTTACGGCACGACAGTCGAGGAGATTGCTGCCGGTGTTGAGAATAAGATCACTGAGTTGACCGAGCAGAAGGATCACAATCAGAAAAGTGTGTCCGAGCGGATTTCGCAGATCCAAAAAGAGCACACTGCTGCGATCCAGAAGCTGACCACCGACAAGGATGCAGAGATCGCCGCGAAAGATGAGACGCTCCACAACTACATGCTCGATCAGTCTGTAACCCAGGCAGCTCAGACATGGCCCGGCCTCAATCCGGTCTTGGTTGCTCCGTTCGCACGGAAGCAGATGGCTGTCAAGCAAATTGACGACACGATCCGCGTGGTTGTGCTCGGGAGCGACGGCGAGGCTCGCTATTCAAAGCTGGCTGAACGTGCCGGTGAGCTGATGCAGCCGGACGAGCTGCTGGCAGAAATGTCAGAGCAGGCCGACTACAAGCAGCTTTTCCCCTCAAAACAAGCTTCTACGGGCGGCGGGTCACAAACTGTCCGCGTGCCGGTAGGCGTCCGTAGGGCCGACGCAACGGCGAAGATGACCCCGGCCCAGAAGATCACCGCTGGGCTAAACCAGAAAAAATAAGAAAAATTTTCAATCGGACCCGGATTTCTCTTGATCTTCGGGTCCGATAATGTTATAATACTGATTGAAAAGTGAATAGCACTTGGCAAGAGCGACTCTTACCGGGACCGCGACGGTCTTCAAATGTGCTGATTGAAGATGAAAAGTAACCCGAAAAAGGAGACGAAAAATGGCATCTGTTACTCTTGCTGAGTCCGCGAAACTGGCTCAGGACACGCTTGTGGCGGGTCTTATCGAGTCCATCATCACCGTGAACCACATGTTCCAGTTGCTGCCGTTTGAAGGTATCGACGGCAATGCTCTGGCCTACAACCGCGAGAACGCTCTTGGCGACATTCAGAGAGCAACGGTTGGCACCACAATCACCGCGAAGGCTGCTGCGACTTTCACCCAGGTGACAAGTTCGCTGACCAAAATCCTCGGCGATGCTGAGGTTGATGGTTTGATTCAGGCAACTCGCTCCGCCGTCAACGACCAAGCTGGTATTCAGATTGCGTCGAAGGCAAAATCGGCTGGTCGCGATTACCAAGATCAGCTTATCAATGGCGACGGCACCAGCAATTCGTTCGAGGGGATGTTGGCCCTTTGTGCGGCTGGTCAGTACGCCACGACTGGTGACAACGGCTCGGATCTGAGCTTTACCATCTTGGACGAAATGCTCGACCTCGTGGTTGCCAAAGACGGCGACGTGGACTTTATCGTCATGCACGCCCGGACCATTCGGTCGTACAAGGTTCTGCTCAGGGCACTCGGTGGTGTCACGATGCAGGAAGTTTATGAACTGCCCAGCGGCAAGAACGTTCCAGCTTACTCCACTGTCCCGATTCTTCGGAACGACTATATTCCGATCAATCAGACGAAGGGTTCTGGGACCGACTGCACCACGATCTTCGCCGGTTGCTTCGATGACGGCGACATGAAGACTGGCCTGCTCGGCTTGACGGCCCGCAATGCCTATGGTCTGCACGTCGTTGACGTTGGCGAAAGCGAAGACAAAGACGAGCACATCTACCGCGTAAAGTGGTATTGTGGCTTGGCTTTGTTTAGTGAGCTGGCCCTGGCCGGTGCTGACGGCATCCTCGACTAAGCTCGAATGGGGGAGTCTTCGGACTCCCTCATATGATTTTTATAACCTTTGAACAAAGAAGGAGTTTTCTATGTCTCTTTATCATGTGGTATTGGCCTCTCTGACTGGAAAAAATATTCGGAATGGTATCAATTCGGCGGTTGTTGTTGCCAATTCCGCCAGTGACGCTAAGCAAGTTCTTAAAGCCGCGATGAATTTACCCTCTGACGGTCCTTGGGGCGAAGCAACTGTCACGGAGATCACCGAAGGAGCCGATCTTGAGGGTTGGCGTGCTCGTATTACGATTAAAGATACCAGTGGCGACGTCGTTGAGCAAGTGACTGTCACTGGTGCTGCCAGTGCCGATTTTGATGCTATTGCGGCTTTGCTCGTGACGGCATTAAACGCGACGACCACAATTGACAATGCTGCGTATGCAACACCCAATCTTACGATTGCCGGTGCCGCTGACGGCATTGGCGATCATACGGTAGAGGTTGCATTACTTCCACCGACAGACTGGGTTGATCCGACAATTGAGCTGGCTTCGTTGTTCGGAACAATTACCCACGAAGGATCAGCGGGCAGTGCTCTTGCGGTTGTGATGATCGACATCAGTATGCCGGAAGTGAAGTACGAAGTCACCACCAGATAACAAAACCGATGAGGATAATGTCCGAGTGACATCTCTCGGACATATCTTTTTATTTGGAGAACACAATGCAGTTGCAGACAATCCGAATGACCCTGACAGGCGGACTTAAAGGCAAGACGATTGTGTTGAATCGGCGGCAATTCGTAGATGGAATTTGCGAAGTTGCTCTCCCCCCGGCTCAGCTCGGTGGGTTGATTCGATACTTTCAGCGAAGCTATCAAGTCCAGATCTCCGGCCTGGATACGCCGGTGCAAGAAGTGGTGGAGCCAAAATCAAGCGGCAATTACGCTATCCGGGAAGATGACTCAGTGGTTATGACCGATCAACAGGAAGTTGACGCTGAGGATGGTGTTGAAAAACCAAGTGACAGGCAGGCCGCAATCATCTCCGCTGTCAATTGTATCGACAAGGAAATGTGGGTCGAACAGGACACAAATCCACATCCAAAAGTAAAAGATGTGGCAGCACTCATGGAAGACCCAACTATCACCAAAGCAGAAATTTGTGAGGTCATTGAGAAGTGGCTTTCGTAGTACAAGATCCTGATACTCCTACCGGTGATGCTACCGCGTACATTTCTGTGCAGGAGTTCAAAGATTATCACGATGACCGAGGTAATGGGTACACCGCCACAGATACGGAAATCGAACAGGCGATTGTCAGGGCAACGGATTACATAGACGCCAGATGGACGTTCGCGGGCAGTCGGCAGGACGCGGATCAGTCCACTGAATGCCCGCGATCTGGTGTCTACGATCTACAAACTGGTTGGGAAGTTTACGGCTACCCAGACGAGCTGAAAGAAGCTTGTGCTGAGTATGCGATGCCAGCACTTTCCGGCTCACTGTACCCGGTGTCAAACATCGACACCTCTGGGCAGAACGTCAAGAGGTATCGAAGAAAAGCCGATGTGATCGAACGAGAAGTTGAGTTTTTTGCTGCGGGTAGCAAGATCGCATGGTTGAAGTATCCTTTGGCCGATGGGAAGATGAAAGCAACGAAACTTTTAATGTCTCAAAGACGAACTTTGGGAAGGAGTTAAACTATGGGAAGTTTTGCAGATTATTGGGAAGATGAGATTCTGGATCATATCTTCAACAAGGGAGCTTATACAGCTCCGACAATTTATGTTGGCCTTAGCACAGCAGATCCGACTGACACTGGCGGTGGATTAGCTGAGCCTTCTGGCAACGGCTATACTCGCGTGACGACTGCCGCAGGCGATTGGACGGTTTCGTCTGGTGGGGCGATCTCGAATGCCAACGCATTAACTTTCCCCCAAGCTACAGGCTCGTGGGGCACAGTAAGTCACTTTGCATTGTTCGACGCAAGTTCAGGCGGCAACATGCTCGCTCACGGCTCTCTGGGCACTCCCCAAGCAATCGTGGCTGGCAATACGCCAGAATTTGCGGTTGGCGATCTTGATGTAACACTCGACTAATCGCTGGGACAGATGTTTTGAAATTAAGGCTCCCGGCGTATATCGGGAGCCATTTTCTTATCTGCGAGGTAGTCATGCCACCGATTAGAGAGATAAACAAGCAAGACGGCATATATATTCTTATGACGAGTGGCGTTGTATTTTCAGAGTCAGCTCTTAATATCCAGGGACGTCTTGCTGGTGTTTCTGGAAATCTCGCGAAGAAGGAAGCTAAATTTAATGAGTGGCTTCAAATACAACCACCATTTGCATATACATTTCCTATTACAGACTATCCAGAGGATCATACAGTCAATACTGATCCAGGTAATCTTCCATCTTGGCGATGGATAGATGGTGACACTGTAGTAGAAATTACTATGTGGATTGCTGTTCATATATTTAATGATGCTCCATTAAGTTTTACAATTCGATGTCAAAATCGTGAAATTGGTCCTATCGTTGGGGAATGGTGGTTATAAGATGGCATTAACCTTCCATGATGGTTTTGAAGCCAGTAGTGCACTTGTTTGGGATTCTTTGGGAGGATCTCCATCCTTTTCATACACTCCTGTTTTGATTCAGGAATTGGATCAGAATTATACGGGTAGTAGTGTAGTGGTCGATATAGACAATCTTACTGCACAAACTTTTACCCCAACTTCTGATTTTTGTGTTGGTTCTGTTAGTGTGTATATGAAAAAGCTCTATGATCCTTCTGGGGATTTGGAAATTGCAATACAAGGAGTTGATGGTTCCAATCATCCCGATGGGTCGGATATTTATTCTGAGACTTTTTCACAAGCTGATATTAGTACAAGTTTTGCTTGGCATACGTTTTATTTTTCTAAGGGACGTGTTCGTGTTTCTAATGGCACTCGATATGCTATCGTTTTGCGTTCACCAACTTCTGGAAGTGGGACAGGATATCAAGGGTATGCGGATAACATTTCCGGTGATATTCCTAATGGAAATTTAGAGCATTCCGATAACGGGGGTTCATCTTGGACTGCTTTAACAGCTTATGATTTAACTATTAAAATTGTAGAGAGGAGAGAATATACTGGTAATTATTGCATGACCTGTGATTCTTCTGGTTCCAGTGATTATGTTGTTAAAGATTCCGGTACTGATAGACAAAGAGCCACGTTCTATTTATTAATAGCTGAAACTCCTTCTTCTGGTTGTCGAATATTTGGGATAGCAGATACAGATCAATGGTCTTTGTATCTTGATTCAAGTAGATATATTGACCTTTATTATGGAGCAACTCCCACAAAGAAAGCGGATGGAACTAATCAATTGTCTATTGGTGTTTGGTATCGTATTTCTATATCTGCCGATGGTTCTGGTAATGTAAAAGTATATATTGATGGGATTGAAGAGCATTCTCAGACACAGTCTGGAGTGGATCATATAGAAAGTAATCTTGGAGTTTTAACCTCAGACACAGCAGAGTTATATTTTGACGATTATGCTTGTGATGGTACAACTTCAACGGATGATATTGGAGATATTCGCACATTAGCTGCTCGGCCAACTGCCAACGGTACAGATCAAGATTTTGGTTCTGGAAAATGGCAGCAACGAATTGGGGGAAGTGACACCGGGAATAATCCTTCTTATGCTAATTTGGCAGAAATTCCGCCAAATACAGATCAGGGTGCCTGGGAAGAAGCAAACTCTACAGCACATTATTTCAGCGTTGATTTAGATAATTGTGGTTCCGGGAATCTCGCCGACATCGGCAGCTCTGATACAATCCATGCCGTTAATTTTATATTCTATTATGAAACTGATGGTGGTGGTACAGCGGCGTATTATATGTATGGTCGAGATACTTCTGGTCGTAGCTCAACTGTCGAATTAGATGACCCAAAAGCACCGACCTGGATTACTCAATATCAGACTATCTCTTGGGACGATGACGCCTCTGCTTGGTCACAATCGGAATTTGACGATCAAGAAATAGGCATGATGTGTCAAGATAGTATCAAGGACATGTGGTGGTATGAGGCCTATGCGATGGTGGCATTTGAGCCTGCTGCCGGTCCTATAGCACTTACTGGAACCTGTGATGCTACATCTACAGTATCTGGTGACATTGAAGTAGAAAAAGAAATCACTGGAGCCTGTGACGCTCAGTCAACTGTCGATGGTGATTTGAATATTTATGTGCCATTGACAGGTACAATTGACGCTCAATCTGGTGCTGATGCTGATTTATCTGTGAAGATTAAAATCACAGGAACCTGTGATGCAACTTCGATAGCCTCTGGTGATATTGAGGTTGCGAAAGAGGTAACTGGTGCTATTGATGCTACGTCAGTGGTGTCGGGCGATATTGAAGTTGAAAAACTTCTCACTGGTATTATTGATGCAGCCTCAACAGTAGACGCAGATCTATCCGTAGAAAAACTAATCCTCGGAACTTGTGATGCTCAATCAGCAGTATCTGGAGATATCTCTGTTAAAATAAAACTGACTGGAACATGTGATGCTACCTCAACTGTCGATGCTGATCTTTCAGTCACAAAAGAATTCACCGGAACGATTGACGCGGCAGCTACTGTCGATGCTGATCTTTCAGTCATAAAAGAATTCACCGGAACTTGCGATGCTCAATCAACTATTGATGCTGATTTATCTGTGACGAAAGAATTCACTGGAACTTGTGACGCTCAGTCAACTGTCGAAGGTGATCTTACTATTCAAAGTGGAACTATTCCATTAACCGGAACCTGTGACGCTCAGTCAACTGTTGACGGTGATTTGAATATTTATATATCATTGACCGGTACAATTGACGCTCAATCGTCAGTGTTAGGTGACATTGAAGTAGAAAAAGAAATCACTGGAACCTGTGACGCTCAGTCAACTATCACTGGATCGCTTTCAGTAAAGAAAGAAATCACTGGAGCCTGTGACGCTCAGTCAACTATCACTGGATCGCTTTCAGTAAAGAAAGAAATCACTGGCACAATAGATGCTCAAACAACTGTTGATGGCGACCTTTCTGTTGGCGTTCTTCCGATAGATGGAACCTGTGATGCTACATCTACAGTATCTGGTGACATTGAAGTAGAAAAAGAAATCACTGGAACGATTGACGCTCAGTCAAATGTAAGCGGTCAACTTTCTGTTAAGAAATTGATTACTGGATCTTGTGCAGCTCAATCAGCAGTTGCCGCCGATATAACGACCTTCGCATTTTTGAGTGGCTCGATCATTTCACAATCGGCAATTTCCTCTCCTGGGCTTGATGTGCTCAAGAATTTGACCGGCATCATTCAGGCTGCTGGTTCAGTTGATGGAAATATACTTGTATTGAAACAGCTCACCGGCATAGTGTCGGGAGTGTCAACACTAACAGGCGTCCTCACCGGGGCAGGTGTGACGGAAGCCGAAATTGATTTACCGGATGATTGGATGTGGATTGCAGAAATGATAAATGAGGATGGCAGGGCTATGTGGATCACTGTTCCAGGTGATCCGATTGACCCGGCTGAACCCTGGCGTGGGAATACTCCCGGAACCCCCGTTTCTGCCAAAGGGATCTTTGTTGGCCATGAGGCCAACAAGCTCTCTGGAGATCACGTAAGACGCCAAGAACAAAGGCTACTTGTGGCCCCTGCGAGCAATATAGAGATCCACAAAGGCACCAAAATCGTTGATACTATCGACGGATCGGACTGGTACGTCGAAAGTTTCAAAAAAATTACCGAAGAAACGGATATTTTACTTTACATTTTGAAGGTAAAACAGTAAAATATAGGGTATGATAGCGTCGCGTACAGATGCACGAGATAGGATTCTGAGTCCGCTCAAGACCGTAGTGGACGCACAATCTCTCTATGCAATTTACGATGACACTCAGATACAGCCCCCGGAAGACGGTGACACGTCGTGGGTGCGAATTCAGGTGAGGCATAGAACAGGTACGCGAGCTTCTCTTGGTCGCATGGACGGCACGGGAAAGCATACTCAGTATGGCTTTATCTTTGTGGATATTCATACTCCACGAGAAGATGGTTTGACAAAAAGTGACATCTACTCTGCGGCGTTCGCAGAGCAACTTCGAAAGTTTCCAGATGGTGACATCTGGATTTCAGAAGTAACAGCTAACGAAGTTGGTGATGATGGTAATTGGTATAGAGTAGACGTAATCGCTGAATTCGAGTACGACTTGATTCAATAAGGAGTGTGTTAAATGGCAGCGGTAAACAAAATCAATTCAAATGTTGTGGAGACAGCGTATGCTGAGGAACAGACGATTAAGACGCTGCCGGGTACTCCCGTATGGCGTCCTCTTGACGTGAACAGCTTCTCCGACTTCGGTGGGTCGATCAGTAAAGTCTCCCGCAACCCTTTCCGAACCGACAGACAGCTACGTAAAGGTCAGACTGTTGACCTTGACGCCGCGGGCTCGGTTAATCACGACCTCGTGCAGGCTGGTCTCCAGGATCTTTTGCAGGGATTCTTCTTCGCAGATCTTCGACCGAAGGTAGAATTCGGCGGAGCAGGTGAGATCACCAATGTTGACGGCACGGGCGAAGACTATGAGGCAGCGAGTGGGTTGGATGCGTTCTACGCAAACGATCTCGTGCTGGCTTCCGGCTTCACCAACGCGGCCAACAACGGCCTCAAGAACGTGGTTTCGGCTGCGGCTGCGTCACTGACTGTGAGCCAGGATCTCGTGGACGAGGCTTCGCCGCCTGCGGGTGCAAAGCTCGTGACAATTGGTCATCAATTCACGTCCGGTGATTTGGTGGTCAATATGACCGGCTCGCTTCCGCAGTTGACCACCACCACGAAAGACCTCACCGAGCTGGGTCTTGTCCCCGGCGAATTCATCTACATTGGTGGTGACGCTGCGGCTACACAATTTGACACGTCCGGGATGGGTTTCGCCCGTGTACGTTCGATTAGCACCAACGCTATCGTCATCGACAAGTGTCAAGAAGACATGGCGGCGGACACTGGCACCGGCAAAACGATCCAAATTTTCTTTGGTCGTGTCCTCAAGAATGAAACCGGCACCGACATTGTTCGTCGGACCTACAATATTGAGCGTCAGCTTGGTGCTCCTGATGATGCGTCCCCCGCTGAAATTCAGAGTGAGTATCTCATCGGTGCTGTGCCCAATGAGTTGTCATTGAACATCCCGACCGCCGACAAAGCAATGGTCGATCTTGCGTTCGTCGCAATGGATGTTGAGTATCGTGACGGTACGACTGGCCCGAAGTCTGGTACACGGATTTCGCTGGGTGAGGAGTCGGCGTTCAATACGTCGTCCAATGTACCGCTCATCAACTTAGCTATCGTCAGTGATACGGATGAAAATCCGACGCCACTGTTCGCATATGCTGAGGAGTTGAACATTGCGATCAACAACAACGTTTCCCCGGACAAGGCTGTTGGCGTGCTCGGCGGATTCGATGCAAGTCACGGCAACTTTGAAGTGACTGGTAACTTAACGGCCTACTTCCAAGATGTTGCTTCAATCGCCGCCGTCCGAGACAACAGCGACGTCACCCTCGACATGCACCTTGTCAAAGAGAACGCTGGCATCACCGTCGATATTCCGCTGCTCGCCCTGGGTGACGGAAGACTCGATGTTACCCAGAATGAGGCGGTTAGAATACCACTGTCGAAGGAAGCGGCAATCGGAACCGGAGCAATTTCTGGCTACGATCACACGCTGTTGATATCGTTCTACGACTACCTGCCTGACGCTGCGGCGTAATACAAAGCGAAATAGGCCCTGGGACGTCCCAGGGCCTTAACCTTTATTTTGGAGAACAGAAGATGAGCAATCCGTTGCGGAAAATGTTCGAGACTGACGCCTCAGTTGAAACTGAGGGTGTTGTCATTGAGTATGCCCCTGGCGTTGAAGTAAGAATTGCACGAGCTGGCGGAGCAAACAAGAAATTTGCGAAGATGATGACTCGACTCGCGAAACCTCACCGTCGAGCAATTCAGGCCGAGGCAATATCCGAAGAAACACTAATTCATTTGTTTATCAAAGCATACGCAGCGACAATCATATTGGGTTGGAAGGGCCTCACAAAAGATCTCATAACTCACGATGATGCTGATGCTGATACTGAGCTACCATTTAGCCGGGAGAATGCCGAAGCTCTTTTGCAGGAGCAGCCGAATTTGTTCCAGGATATCCAAAGGACCGCAGACAATATCGCGATATTCAGAGCTGAGATCTTAGAGGCCGATTCAAAAAACTGATCGACTGCCTGCTCTACTGGCTTGAGTTGGGGCAGGTAGAACAGCGAATGATCGCAGATTGTTATCGCAGAAAGCGACCGCTCCCTGAACGCATTCAGAACGCTCCAGACCTACTCACGGGTCTGGAGCTATATTTTGACGCCTTCATAGAGCTGAATACGTGCCGTCAGCAAGGATGGGGGCCTGGGCCGATCCCCTGGTGGTGCATTCAGGAGCACGCCGACTTCTTGGGCCTAACCGACGAAGAATCTGAGGATCTTCGATATCATATCAGAATGATGGATGAAGCATTTTTAAAGCATATTGCCCGAAAAAATGAAAAATCTGCTTGATTTCGCAGGCGTTATCAAGTATAATATGAGCATGGCACGAAGCTTTGGTAGTCGATTAGAAAGAATTGGAGACGTGTTGACGGAGAACGTCTCAAAGACTATTCGTGAAGCTGCAATGGCGGCGACGAATGAAGTCGTACTGCGGACTCCGGTAAAAACAGGTCGTGCCCGGATCAACTGGCGAGTGGGTCTAAACAAACTCAGCTCGAAAGAGATTGATCCACCTGACACACCCGACCGGGAGACAAATAGAAATGTCGCATCTGCCAAAGCTTTGATTAACGCTACAAACATTATTAAAAACTGGAAGGTAGGTAAAGGCAATATCTACATTATGAACCCAGTACCGTATATAACGGATTTGGATGACGGAACATCTGCTCAGGCACGAGCTGGCATGACTATTTTCGGAATTGCCGCCGCTCGTGACATCCTGAGAAAGGGAAGGCTGTTACGTGGCTGATAAAAAAGAATTACTACTCATAGAAATTCGTGAAGATGGTGCTCGCGTCGTCAAGAAGAATATCGCCGATCTTGGTGCTGCCGGTGACGCCACTACGAATCAAATGAACAAGCTCAAAGCAGTGCTCGGTGGGTTAGTGTCCGCGAAAGTAATTAAAGACACGATCATGCTCGCGGACGCTTATGCTAATATGCTGAACCGACTTCGTGTTGTCACCTCCGGTCAACTTGAGTTGAGGGCGGCAATGGAAGCTGTTTGGAAAATGAGTCGAGAAACTCGTACATCACTTGAAGCAAATGTTGATATGTATGCTCGTGTTGCAATTAACACTCGCCAAATGGGTTTAGGTATGCAGGACGTAGTGAGATTTGCTACACAGCTAAACCACGCAATTATCCTATCCGGGGTGACCGCCCGCGAAGCCCAGTGGGGTATGGTTCAGTTCTCTCAGGCATTGGCATCTAACGCACTTCGTGGTGATGAGCTTCGTGCTGTGCTTGAACAACTTCCTATCGTTACCGATGTTTTGGCAGAACATTTTGGTGTTACTCGTGGAGAGCTTCGTGAGCTTGGTTTCCAGGGCAGAATCACATCCAGAGAAATCATAGCAGCATTCAATAAAGCCGAAGAAAGTTTGCGTACCAGATTCTTAAAACGATTACCAACAATCGACCAGGGTATAACTGTTATTCGAGGAGCTTTAACAAAATTTGTTGGTGATATGGATCAACTATACAAGATAACCATGAAGATATCAAATACATTTTTGTGGTTGTCTGATAATATGGAAAACTTTGGACGAGTTCTTGGTGTCGTTGGTATTTTCCTCGGTACGGTGTTTTTGAAGAATCTGATCGGTATAGTTGCTCAAATGAAGCTGTTCAATTTGTCGTTGCTAAAAGCACACGCACTGAAATCAGTCTTTGCTCTCGGAGCTGTCGCAATGGTTGTTTACGCCGACAAGATCAAGATAGCAAGCGACTCGTCAGCTACACTTGCGGATACATTCAAAGCTCTCGGCGAAAGAGCCAAAGTGACTTATAAGACATTGAGGGAAGGCATTGCTGATTTGTTTAATGCAAAAGATATCACACAACAAAACGAAATAATGTTAGAAGATATTATGAAAGATGTTGCCAGAGCATTCGACTGGATTCTGGGTCATTTTGTTGGTTGGGGACAAGTTGTTAAAAAAGTGTTCATGGACATTCCGTCATATGCGAAGATGGCCTGGAATGGTGTTCTGTCAGGTGTTGAGACTGTGAAGGATGTCATTGTTGCCGTATTCAAAGCTATTGGTGACGCATTCAAGATCTTCGGTCTTAATATGAAGACGGCAATGATCTCAATGTCGGCTGCGATGAAACAAATGTTTGCTGGGAACATAGATGAGGCGGCACGCTTTGCGGATCAGGCGGAACTATCACTCAAGAATGCAGCCGCCCAGGGCTTTGGAAACATCAGTGATTTATTCAGTCAAAATCTGGAGCGTGCAGCAAGTGAAGATTCACTGGCTGGGGCGAAATTCAAAATTGAAGCCGCAGGTGAAACACTTGGTCAAGCGTTCATGCGTGGATTTGGCATGTCTGATTTCATCGAGGGTGGAGTAACTGATATGTTCAATCGTGCGAAAGAAATAGCGGCCTCTCGTGAAGGTGGGACGATAGAGCAGCCCGTAGCAAAGTGGTCTCCAACCCCAATTCAGAGTGAATTGCTGAAAGAAATGTCCGGTAATGCAGAGGAGCTGACAAATAAAATGAATCAGCTCCGCGAAATGTGGAATGCGTTCTCCAAGAAACAGCCCGGCACCGATAATTTGAATATATCAATCGACCAAGTCAATAGAAAGTTGGTTGAGTTGAAAGTGAAGTCGATGGAGACAGCTACCGGAGTGGTGGATGGTTTCAAACGAGGTTTTATGAAGCTATCCCTGGAAATGACCAACTTTGCAACTGTGGCTGAGAAAACTATCGTCAATGCGTTCAGTAGGATGGAAGACGCTATAGTCGAATTAGTCACGACGGGCAAAATGAATGTTAAACGTCTTGTGGATTCTATACTGGCTGATTTGACCAGATTGCTTACTCGACAAGTGATGTCAGAGTTTATGAAAGCCTTTGCCTCTGATGGCGAAGGTGGTGGTGGCGTATTATCAATGCTTGGCGGTGGCGGAACAACTCCTACAAGACAGATGGGTGGGTACACGTCTCCAGGTAGCTCATACATCGTAGGTGAGCGAAGACCTGAGATCTTCACACCAGCCCAGCCTGGGCGTATCACACCAAAAGTAGAGACAGCAAAAGCTGAACAAAGTCCATTTGTCATAATCAATGTTAGTTCTGAGGAAGATGCTAAAGCAGCCGCTGCGTCTTATCTAAACAGTTCAGATGGAGATAGACTTATTCAGAATAAGATGAGAGTCTATCAGGGGAGAAGCTAAATGGCTTGGTTTAAAGGAACCGCAACTGACTACCAGGATCTGTTGGACGTTCTCAAAAATCTGGTAAAAGATGACCACATTTCGGATGTTTCGATTTATGATGGTGGGACCGGCTATGCTGTTGGTGACACGATTACGCTTGCTGGTGGAACAAAATACCATGAGCCTGAGATCGAGGTTCGAGGTATAAGTTCGGGGGACTACGCGAGTGGCGTGGCGGTGAGTGCCGGTGGGTCTAACTATAGTGTAGGAGATCTGCTTTATCTTTCTGGGGGCACATATACAGTGCAATGTATATGCGAAGTGACATCAGAATCTGGTGGAGCTGTCACTGGCGTCCAAATCAATAATCCAGGTGTTTATTCATCTACTCCAGGAAACCCGGTAAGTACAACATCGAGTGGTTCCGGCACCGGCTGCACGTTGAACATGTCTTGGACCGCAGGCACCGGAATTATTACCGGTGTGCATATAAGCGACGCTGGCGTATACACCGCACAGGCAAGTAACCCGGTAAGTCAGAATACTTCAAGTGGATCAGGTACGGGGGCGAAGTTTGATTTGACGTATACCGATACCGCCTGGGAAATCAAAGCAGATTATGCCGCCTATGAGGCGACGAACACTGCTATAAGCGTTGCCGGAAGTGGTTACACGCTTAATGATATTGTCACTGTCTTGGGGGGCACATCCACAATCGTTGCCACTGTGAAAATAACCGGAGTATCTGGTGGAGTTCCGACGTCAGTTGCGGTTAATACTGTTGGAGAGTACAGCACTACTCCAGGCAATCCAGCCTCAACTTCTGGCGGCACTGGGACTGGTCTGACATTGACGATGACTTGGACATTGTGCTCTGATGAACGAAAGTATCTCATCATTCACAACACAAACAGCGATCAATATCTTGGCTTCAAGTGCTTCATGGAAACAAGCCCAGAGACGGCATATCTAATTCAGGCGGTTGGTTTCACCGGCTTCAATTCGTTGTCTACACCCTGGGAACAACAGCCTGGAGCCTCTTGTGCCATCTCAAACAATGAAGCCACATACATTCCGCTATCGGGCGGTGGAAGTCCTGCAACAGTCTACTATTGGATGTCCGTCCAAGATGAGCGAATTGTTAGTAGCTTTAAGGTTGCTTCGGTATATCCAAATATGTATGTTGGAGCAATTGATCCCTTTATGACGGGTGGTGAGTATGATTATCCGCAACTCATCATGGGCTGCATGGCTCGGAAGTCGCCATATACATATGGGGGCCATGATTTTGCTGGGATGAACAATCCAGGCGTGTATACGATTAGTGTCACTTACGGGGGTCCTGGTTGGTTGCGAGATCCAAATGGTTCGCTATTGCAAATCGTCAATTGGTATCTCTCTACTGGCGTTCCATACTATGACGATGGCTACACTGGTGTTACCCCATGTGGCCACACGGACAATACAGAGCCCCCAGGTGGTGACAATGGTTGGTACGAAGATCAGAACTTAAACTGGAGAGATTTCTTCACAGAAAAAGTCACCATCACATCGCAGTTGGCCTTGAAGCGTATCAATGATGAATATATCCTGATCCCGTGTATTATAGCGTCCAATGCAAGTAGAAAGATGTATGGTACGATGCGTGGTGTTTTTTGCTTCAACCCCGATGTTGATGTCACTGCCGAAGATAGAATATTTGTCAATGGCTCAGTTTATACAGTCTTTCAGAATTGTAATAAATCAAACAGAAATTACTTCTTTGCCTTGAAGGAGTATTGAGCATGGCTTATCAGACAGGAACAGCAACTGACATCACTGATTTGATGAGTAAATTAACAACATTCGCCCAGGCGAATGGGTTTACTCAGGATTATTACAACGGAACGAATCGGCATTTGTCACTTAGTCGATCAGTGGACAATCTTTATGTATCATTTTGTTGGGCTACGTCAGGCTATATTGGAATATTTCAAGCACTCAATTATGAAGCAGCTCACGATGAGGAGCCTTGGGATCAAGACAACGACAGCGGAAATGGGAATAGTGATTTCGACTCGTTTCCAGATCGAGGACGACAAGTGTCAGAGATAGGAAACGGACCGTTTACCGCGTATCACTTCTTCGCCTACACCGATCCGTATAATATCCTTGTCGTCTTGGAATTCTCCGCAGGATTATTTCGGCATTTTGGATTTGGGAAAATTGACAAAGTTGCAACATGGACCGGGGGAGCTTGGGCGGCAGGACATCTTTGGAACCCCGGCATCTCATATGCGATGTACGCGGTACCAACGTTTAATGGGCATACAATTTTGTTGGATGGTTGGCTATCTCACAATCTGACGACGTATAAGACATACTCAGACAACGCCGGGGCTACGCTTCATTGTGAGGGACTCCCCGGGCAAGATGCGTCAAGCAAGTGGGGAGTCTGTGTAAACTACAACACGGACGATGCGTATCTGTATAATGATCGTGGTTCAAATCCAAGAGTGCGAATAAGTGGTGGATTTAGAATGGGGCCATCAGTGGCCCAGTTTTTAGCGTACCTTCCAGATCTTGCAAATGGCTATGTACCCATCGCCCCAATAGATTTGTTTTACGCCCGTGCGGATGGTGGAGCTGATGGTTTTTATTATCTTGGAAGACTCCCCAACGTCGGCCACATTCATCTTCATGGAATCGACCCAGCACAGGAGATAACTGTTGGAGCTGATACTTGGATTGCATTTCCGATGGTGCGTAAATCCAATATTGGCGGAATCAATCAAGAAAGTGAAAACGCAGGAATCATCTATAAGAAGGTGACATAATGAGCTTTTCAAACTATTGCGAAAATTATTTGCTCAATCTATTATTCACAAATAAAACAGTGTATTGCGGATATGGATCAGCGGCGAGTGAGGCTACGTTCACAGAGTTATCTGGTGGTGGCTATGCCCGCGTTGCATTTGGATCTTGGACATTGACCGCAGTGGGTCAGGACGATCAGTATGTTGAGAATGACAGTGCGATTACTTGGCCACAAGCCACAGGAAATCAAGGAACGTGCTCGTACATAGGAATCTTTGATGCAAGTTCAGGCGGCAATTTCTTGGGTAGTGTTAAGCTCTCCGACTTAGGTCTGGAAGATATTGAGGTTATTACCGGTGTGCAAATTAGCATTGACGCTACAGAATTCCAAGTAAAACTTGATTGATACGGAGAAGCTATGTCAATTGCAGTAGATACAGTTTGGGAGCTTCGCGTGGCCGGGGCAGCTACTAACGGCGGTGGATTTAAGGATCTTAACCCAGGCACATCTGTTGACTACAGCCAACAAGATGCGGCCCAGCTCTCCTTAACTGATATTGCTTCAAACGGGGCTGGCACAGGAATCTATTCTGCGACCGGTGGGTTCACGGCAGCAATGGAAGGCAATTGCATGTATATCAGCGGCACGGGATTCACGACCGGTTGGTATCAGATTGTAGGCTATACGGATGCGAATAATATCACAATTGATCGAAGTTGTGGTGTCAGTGCAAGTGGTGGTACTGGGAATGTTGGCGGTGCTTGGCAACCTAACTATACTGATTGGAATTTGTTTTTTAATACAACTAACAAAAGCAATTATAATATCAGCTACATAAAAGCCGGAACTTATGATACAGTCATTCAGGGCGGAAGTGCTTTGAATATTGCCGCAGGGTATAATCAACTATTAGGCTATAACACAACTCGCGACGATAGTCCAGAAGGGACAGCCCGGCCTTTCTTGGATTTTGGCAATACCGCAGGATATCTGTGGTACACAGGTGCCGTAGGTGTACTTGCGAATATCAGGATAGACAAGACTTACACTGGCAATAATTCAAACTCATTGTACGTTACTGGTCTTGGGGACATTGTCAGAAACTGTAAGATCACTCGATCCGGCTACACTAACGCCTATGCTGTTCGGATTGGTATTGGGGATGTTAAAATAATTCAATGCGAAGTTGTCTGCTCCAGTGGATACGCAATTCAGTCTATCAATCAGTCTGGGACTAATATTCATTTCTGCTATATTCACGACTCCGCCTACGGCATTGACAACACTGGATCTTCGGACGAAAAGCAAATCGTGTCAAACTGTGTTATTGACACAATCACTAACGAGGGTATTTCTCTATATCAGAGAAGTATGATTAGAGAGTGCACTATTTATAGCTGCGGAACAGGAGTACAGTTTACATCACAATACAACACACTCATCAATACGATAATTAAAGATTGTACGACTGGAATCAGTTCAGGTCAGTATAATTATGAGGATAACAATTGTCTTCATGGAAACACAACGGATCGGTCTGGTGGAGTCGTTGCCGGGCCAAACAGCATTTCCTCTAATCCATTATTGTCAGATCCAGCGAACGCTGATTTTACTTTGGATGCCACAAGTCCATGCTTCGACGCAGGGATCAAGTTGGGTCCAGCAGTAGGTCTCTAAATGGCGTATAATCAGAATATAGGTGCATACCAAGATAGTAGTGTCAATAGATCCGATTGGCGGCAAAATATCGGTGCGGACCAAACTAATCCACCAGAATTCGGGGATGTGATTAAAATCATCGAGAGCACAGGCACGCTCGATATTGCCAGCATGGACATCGACGTGACATTGACTGGAATAAACATTGAGTCGCTCAGCAGCGTCGTCATCAGTGGGTATGGTGTATCTTACGCCGATAACGTTGGACACATCTTCAATGAGCCGGATCAAATCATCACTCCTGGATGGGATGCGGACTGCAATCAAGGCTCTGCCGATGTTTGGTCAGCACCTAAGCCAATCATGCCAGGACAGTACAATGCGGGAGATTTAGAGACAGTTGAAGCATCCGGGGCAGGTGGGGATAATTTCGCCGGGGCCGGGATAATCGACACCCATGAACAATCCTGGTATGAACGTGCTCACCTTCTCCCCAGGCTTGTGCAGGAGTTGGGCAATTTGGTATCTGAGCAAGTGATAGACTGTGACCTCTACAATGCAGATCGAGACAACAAGATTACAGTGTCTTCGATCACTAATAATCTCGGCATTGGCATCGAAGTTTCTGGTGTGCCAACAACGCCGTTTGATATTGAGTCGCAGAAAAGTTTACTCTTCGCGTTAACTGTAAAGACTGTCGGCGATTTGGCGATCAACGCAGCATATACACTACACCTATCCACCGGGGAAGAATATACAATTTGGATTACTGGTTCTCGTATTATTCTGTTCCCATATCGACCAGAGGCTCCGCTTCGCGAACATTTACTGTTCGACACAAAGATCATTGAAAAAGTAGATGGGTCGGAACAAAGAATCGCGAATAGACAGTATCCTCGCGGTATGTTCGAGGTCACATATAAAGAGGGCCAACAATTCATAGAAATGTTGTTATTCGACAGGCACGCAAAAGTGGTGGCGTATCCCGCGTGGCATGAGCCTGCTTTTCTTGATGGAGCACACTCCGCTGGTGTGAACACAATCAATGTCAACACGACTAATTACGCCAACTTCTATGTGGGTGGATACGCAGTGCTGATACAAGATGAATATACGTATGACGCTTTGAAAATTGAGTCAATGACGGCCACGTCACTAACGTTTGAGTCTGAGATCAGCCACAATTATGCCTCAAAGACGCAGGTAATGCCGCTACTCACCGCCTATATCGAGGCGGCGTCTGCTTCATTAAAATACGCATATAATCAGCAATATTTCAATCTGCGAATACATGTGGATCCAGAAGTGAATGATATTGCTGATGACTCTGACTGGCCGCAATATAACAGTGAGCCATTTATGAGTGGAGCAAACCTCATAGAAGGCGGACAGCTTGCCGAAGCGATCCAGACCAAAGTCTTCGTCATCGACAACCTCACTGGGCTTAGATCACAACATACAGCCTGGGATCATGCTAAGAGATTCAGCAAGAAGGGCTGGAAAACGAATAGCCGACAAGAGCTGTGGGAGCTAAGACAACTATTGCACTATCTCAAGGGCCGACAGGTGGGTTTCTACATCCCAACGTTTTGGAAAGATCTCACCGTTACCCAAGATTTGCAGGTTGGTACGTACACGATGAATATACAGCACATCGGCTACACCACTAACGCCCAAAATAGGTGGCCCAAGTCCGTAATTCGTGTCCATTTTACGGATGAAACAATTCTAACTCGAACGATACAGGACAGTTCGATCCTGAGCGAGTCCGAGGAGCAGTTGACGCTTGACGCTTCGTGGCCGTCCACAAGAACGCCGGATGAAATTGAGCGTATAGAATTTCTTGAAAAAGTCAGATTAGATGTTGACGACATCACGATAATACACTATAATGCTTTAGGTCAGGCTGAATGTATTGTGCCGTTAAAGGAGATTGATGGCCCATGAGTTTTGAGATTTATGAAGAATCTGCTGCTACTGGAAGCAAGGTAGAACTCTATACCCTAACGGTTGGAAGTTTGATCTATCGGATGCACACATCTGTAGAGACTACCATTACATCTGGCGGAGACGTTTACTATCGCACCCAGGTCTCAAGGGGCAATATTGCCACAGGACAAGAATATTTGGAAGTTGTCTTACCTGGAAGTCACGAGTTTCCTTTAATCTACCGAAATGTGGTTCCTGGAAAGGTTGCATCCCTCACCATCCAAGAATTTCATAGGGCCGATCCGTCCAGTGTTAGGGTGTGCTATAAGGGAGTAGTTCAGGCGGTGGCGTTTAGTAGAAACGCATCAAGTGCCACGCTTTCTGTAGTCCCGCTGAATAGAGCACTTAGCAAACTGATCCCAGAACGAACCTATCAGAGCATGTGCAATAATGTATTGTTTGACACAAAGTGTCAGCTCTCCGCAGGATCTCATTCTTACATAGGTACTGTATTGAGTGTATCTGGAAATATAGTCACCATCGGTGGCTTAGAGAGTGCAAAAGGCGATGGTTGGTCAACCAGCGGATATGCGGAGTTTGGCGGACTTGATTATAGACTTATATTAGAACAAGACGGTAATGATCTCATCCTGATATTGCCGTTCCACGCTGATGTTCTGGGAGAAGATCTGACTGTGTATGCGGGCTGTGATCGAAGTGTATCTACATGTGCTTCAAAGTTCAGCAACGATATAAACTTCGGCGGGTGTCCCTACGTGCCTACAAAAAATATCTTTTGGTCGGGGATTAGATAATGGGATTTTTTCTCACATTAGCGTTGTGGGTTGGTACATTTGTACTTAGTCAGCTCTTAACACCGGACCCAGACATTGAAGATGCTCGGCCCGCCTCGTTGGATGATTTCAACTTCCCTACGGCCACAGAGGGCAGAGTCATACCACTAAATTATGGAACAAATCTTGTTAAAGGTCCAAACGTTATTTGGTACGGAGATCTTCGAGCCATACCGATCAAAGAACGTATAGATGTAAGTCTATTTCATAAGAAAACAATAATCACAGGACATGATTACTACATTGGCTTCCAAATGGGTATTTGTCAAGGCCCCGCGGTCTTAAAAGCTATTTACATTGGAGAAGTTAAAGTTTGGGAAGGGACACAATCGTCCGATGGAGAGATAGATATATATAAAGGTGTCCGGGGTAAATTTCATTTCTACACCGGCACCACTACTCAGATTCAGGATGAATACTTAGAGGAGCACCAAGACCCCTGCCCAGCGTACCGGGGCCTCTGCTACGGTGTATTTAAAGGTGGATGGGTCGGCACCAACACAACGATTCAACCCTGGTCCTTTGAGATACAACGCATCCCCACTGGGCTTACTGGTGGAACATATTCAGCGGTGAATGCAGGCTATGATAGTAATCCAATGGAAATTGCTTTTGAACTTTTCACTGATCCTGAGCAGGGGTTTGGATATTCTTCATCTGAGATAGATATATCCGATTGGGAAGATGCGGCTCAAACACTGTTCCAGGAAGGAAACGGAATGTCTTTTTTGCTTGCAAAGCAGAATAACATTCAGGAGTTGATAAAGGAAATAGAAAGACAAATTGATGGTCATTTCAGAATTGATCCAACGACCGGAAAGTGGAAATGCGGATTGATCCGGGGCGGATATTCTACGGAAGGTCTTAAAACAGCAGATGTTTCCAATATATCTGAAATGATTGAGCTTTCACGCGGAACGTGGGAAGGAACAATAAATTCGGTGAGAATTGCGTATAGTCGTAGAAGTAATGATTACGCTGAGGGATATGCCCAAGCACATGACGCGGCCAATATGCAGATACAGGGACAAAGGATGCCTGCGATATTCTCCTACATCGGTGTACGAAATGATGCTTTGGCGAATAGATTGGCCTGGAGAGAGCTACGAGCACAGAGTTTTCCGTTTGCGAAAACTCGGTTCAAGGGTGATAGAACATTTTGGGATTCTTATATTGGCGAAGTCATTCTTTTGACTTATGAATTTGAAGGTTTTGTGGTTGAGGACATGGCGTTCAGGGTGATAAAGATTGACTATGGTAATATGGAAAATTCTGAAATCATCGTGGACGCTGTGCAGGATATCTTCTCTTGGGGCGACGCCTCATTTGCAGATCCAGACGTGACTCAGTGGGCGGCTCCGGGTACAGATATTGTTCCATTTGCTGCCGACGATCAGAAGGCGTTTGAGCTGCCGTATGCGATCCAGCGGCGGCAGGTAGATACGTCAGAGGGGCGTATTTGGGTCGGAGCGATAAATCAGGGTAAAGGTGAGGCCGGTTTCGAGCTTCATTACCGAGAATCTGCCTCTTTTCCCCCGTCAGGTGATTACTACTCGGTTTGGGATTCCAGATCAATACTGGATCGGGCAATCCTCGCGGGCAACATTGACCAAGATCAAACTCAAATAGATGTGCTGTTGCCAGACGCCGCAAGTGCCGCCGTCATGCACAGACTTGGACTTCATTGGCCCGCAGATCCTGATAAGGGAATTGGAGAAAGCCTAATTAGTCTCTTTATGATAGAAGATGAGATCATCGCAGCTCAAAATGTTTCGTGGCAAGGTGGGTGGATACGCATGACTGGGTGTCTTCGTGGACTCTGTGATACTGCCCAAGCGGAACACGCAACTGGTCTTCGTGTGTGGTTCTTGGCTACTAAAGATGATTTGCCGAACTTTCTATTCACCAATGATTATCACCTGGATCTAAAATATGTGCCTTACGATGAGAATGGTGATGGGATTGATCCGGACGATGTTGGTATTAGTGTGGTACAATTGAAGTTGGATTACCGGCCACGTAGACCTTATCCGCCTACATTTATGAAGTGGAATACAGTACAATATCCTACCTCTGTTAATATCACTTCCGATGTGGCGGCGACATTTAATCGACGTGACTATCGAATTTTCAACGAATATTCACAACACTCAACTGACGCAAGTACGATCAACGGTGACTTCCCTGCGAATAATAATACGAAGTATAGGTTGAAAATCTGGGACGGTGAAACATTGAAATATGCCGGTGATTGGAACGACGGATCGGCCTCAGTGACGATGACTTTTGAGAAGATCTTACGTTACCTGGACGGCTTGCCAACGTCGCTGACAATGTCACTTGACACAAAGCACACATATAGCTCAGTGGATTATGAAGCGATGCAGGAGATCTTCCACACTGCGTCAGTGCAGTCTTCGACCTATGATGACGATGTGTGGCTTGGTGTGTGTCCGCCTTCGACCACAAGTCCGTACGTTTGGGAAGACGTGCCGGACACCGGCACATACGGCTTCACTATCGACACCACACTCTCTGGGGATGTCGAAGCCAGAATAAACGGCGGGTCATGGCAGCAAGTTATTGTGGCTGGAAACTATAGCGGCAACCTGACAGGCGTAACCGCTGGAGATGATATTGAGGTCCGGCACCTGGACTCCACAACGACAGATCCAGAGGAAGTTTTGCTGGAAATCGACAGTCCGAGCAGTAGTGAAGATGGCTTCGCAATTTTGACTTTTGTATAAAATTACACTTGACAAAAGGTGTCTAAAAGTGTATACTTTATAATATATTGAAATGAAGGAACAAAGGTAAGGTGTTGAATGATGGATGATAAAGAAAAACAGATGATTGAGCAAACTGTGGAGTGCACCCTGACGAAACTTGGCTTTGATTTATCGGACCCAATCTCTGCTCAAGAAGATATGCACTTCTTGCGTTCTCTTCGTCATTTGACACAAACCTGTGGAACAAAAGCCGTGATGACCATGATAGGTCTGATTACAATAGCAGTCGCCGGGGGAGTCCTGCTGGCCATAGGAAAGGCAATTGGTAAATAACAGACAATCAGGAGAGTGAAAGCCAAAGTGTTGGCACCACAGACCACAATCGTTGCGGACATATTCTATACTCTCTGAGAGGAACGTGAATGAAAGCAAAAAAGAAAAAAGCAAGTGTCGTGAAGCCGACAAACCCCAAAGACGCTATCGGTATAAAGAAGGTGCCGATGAGCTGCCTCAGCAGTCACTCGGTCGCACTGGTTGCTTTGGCAATGCAGGATGAAGGTCTTGAAGATTGTCGCGACGGCAATATCCATGCGAGCGAACACTTCAATGCAGCCATAGCGAACCTGATGATGTTCTGGGAAGGAATCGGAGACGACGACAGTACTCCAATGTTAGCTCGTGCAATGGCTCACGGAGTTGTGTTGCGTCACGCTGAGCTTGAGGGTAGGTTGGTGGATGATCGCGTCGGGACCGAAGGTCTTCACGTCAAAGAGCTGAACGTATTTGCAGAACAAATCATAGAAAAGCTGCCGAAGTGCGTAGAGCCTTACACGCAGCTACCCGCAGGCACAATCGGCTTCCAGGTGCCCGTCACCATTGACGCCGACATTCCTTTTCACACTCTGCCCTGGCGAGTTATCCTCGAAGCATCCCTTGGCATGATGGAAGGTGGCCGCAAGTATGGCCGACACAACTACCGAGCTGTTGGTGTTCGAGCAACCGTTTACTATGATGCAGCAATCCGACATCTTGGTGACTTCATTGAAGGAACCCAGGTGGACAAGGATAGTGGTCTATCACACCTGACGAAAGCATTGTCGAGTATGCAAGTGCTGCTCGATTGTCAGGTCATGGGTAACTGGATTGATGACCGCCCGCTTCGTGTGCCCGGCTGCATACAGTCTTAATTGTAGGAGTGTGAGAATGAAGTATGAACATACAATCTTTTTGGATTGTGACGGAGTCTTCTCAGATTTCGTCAATCCGATTCTTCGCGTCCTGGGCTATCCATTTGTAGGCGACATCTGCCACTCGTGGACCTGGGGTCACGTCATGGACATCTTCCCTTCCCTGGGCACAAGCTGGCTCGAAGTCAGCAAATTTTGCACCTACGAATTCTGGGCAAACCTTCCCTGGACTATTGACGGTCGAGAGATTCTCAAAGTAGTCTGGGAGCGATTTCGCCCAAACGAAACCATGATGTTGACACGACCGATGAACAATGATGAGTCGTACTCCGGCAAAGCCCAGTGGGTGCTATGCAATATGCCGGAGCTGCGGTATCGGTTGGTGCCGACTCATGTGCCGAAAGAAGAATTTGCAGGTGACTTTAATCATCTGCTCATAGATGACAGTCAATCAAACGTCGAGCGATTCATCAAAGCCGGTGGGTCGGCAATCCTGGTCCCTCGGCCCTGGAACCAGAATGACCACGTTTTCTATGATGGAACCACAGTGGAGTATATTGCAAAAATGTTGGATAGATGGATTGATATTTCCTGTCATCCAGCGAAACATCGAAAGGAGCAGCATGTCTAAAGTAACAGTGGAGCAAGTGGTTAAGGTCTATCAAGACAACGGCGGCAACATTGGAAAGACGGCCAAGAGCTTAGGCATTGGCCGGGGTAGTATCTATCACCACTTGAAGAAGGCGGGGATTGACCGGACCAAGAAGATTGCCGATGGAAGTGTCCACGGAATTAAGGCGGTAGTGTGTTCGCGGCCCAAAGCTGGTCAAATCAAGCGGTATATTCTGACCTCAGCTCAGAACAACACGTATGTCCACACTCCTGTGTGGCACAGCTTATTGGCCCTGGCCGAATACTACGAGGCTCAGCTCATGGTGGGGACATTCACCTACAATCAGAACGCCTTCGGCAAACTGTCAGTCAAGCGTGGCAAGGCCAAAAGCAAACAGACTACACTCTGGTACGACCGAAAAGTTGTGCCGTACATTGCGGACAAACGTCACCTTATCGCCAACAACCTATACTGGTGCGGCGAGATGAACATTCTTCCCACGGCGGTTCGTCCGCTGACTGGCTTCGAGTCTTACACGGGCCGGTCCAGTGCTATCTTTCCACAAGTCAAGATGGCGATGGAGTCTATTCCAACCGGACGAAAAGAAAACACGAAATTCAACTACACAACCGGGACTGTCACTCAACGCAACTACATACAGAAGCGTGAGGGACTCAAGGCCGAATTCCACCACTGCTACGGTGCCGTGCTTGTCGAAGTGGATAGTGGCGGCAACTGGTGGCTGCGGCAGTTGAACGCCACAAACGACGGCACAATATACGACCTTGATGTAGTGGTTGAAGGTGGCGTTGTGTACGAGAACGACCGAATCGAAGCTATCACCTGGGGTGACACTCATGCCTTAATGCTTTTGGACAAGAGTGTAAACAAATGTTCGCAGCTTATGTTGGATGAGCTGAAACCAAAATATCAATTCATCCACGACCTAATGGCTGGCTCGATAACGAACCATCACTCTAAGAAGTCACTACATCAGAGGTTTCGCAACTTCGCTCGCTCTGGAGCGTGGAATGACCTCAAGAAGGAATTCGCAGAATGCAACAATCATCTGCGTGACATGTATCGTAATTTCTGTGAGACCTACGTCGTGGATGCTAATCACGACCGGCCCTGGATTGAACGCTGGCTGGACAGCCGCGAAGGGTTGGATGACCCGAAGAACGCTCTGATTTGGTTGAAGCTCAACGTAGCATTCTACGAAGCTATGGAGAGTGACCCCTACGCACGAAACTTTCATGCCTTAGAGTATGCCTGCCGGATAACCGGCCTGGAAGAACATGTGGCAACCTTCCTACGCGAAGATGAAAGTATGCTGATTACAGACGCCAAGATTGAGTGCGGTATGCACGGCTCTCTCGGGCCTGACGGAGCAAGAGGCAATCCGTCTAACCTAAGTAAAATGGGACGCAAAGCCAACATCGGTCACTTACACAAGGCCGGAATCTACGACGGCCTCTATGTGGCAGGTGTCTCTTGTGACATTAAGTCTGACGTCTGGTACACAAGAGGACCGTCAAGCTGGTCACACTCACACGTGGTGACATACCCAAATGGCAAGCGTACAATTATAACCGTCTGGAAAGGAAAGTACAGAGCATGAGACGACAAGGGTCAGGCGGAAAAGGTGACGCTTACAGGCCAAGCGGTCTCCCCTGGGAAGTGCGAGATCTCAGGGCAGATCGCTCCCTGGGCGTCATCACTCCGCGTCAATACAACGCCCGGATCAAATCAGCCTGGGCAAGTGCACGAAAGCGAGGATGGCGTGGCCCAATCGACCCAGAAGAAAAGTGACCGGATTAACAGCGGGTTCGAGCTGAGCGGTGGATTCTTTACTCTACTGCACATCACCCGCATAATCCACGATCAATCCGTTGCAGGAGTCAGCCCCGTGACAGTTGCTTTCTTTACTCTGTGGGGCTATTGGAACCTGTACTACTATAAATCAATCCAGCAGCGATGGAGTCTCGTGGCTTCATATTTCATCACGTTGACGAACACGGTTTGGCTTATCTTGTTACTCTATTATTCCTTGAAAGGAGCTTAGAAATGGAAAAGTGGAAAGTTGGTAACACTGTACCCTTTAGCTCCAGGATAAGCGGCGATCCTGCGAGTGACAACCCGACTGCAATTGTTTATAATGAGTTAAACGCCGTCGAAGCTACCCTGACGATTGGTGCTGGCCTCACGCAGGTTGGCTCTACGAAAATCGTCATAGGTACATTTGTGCCGGACGTTGCGGGTACGTGGCGGGTTCAGTTTCTTGATGACACCGGTATGGACATCACGAAACAATTCATCATCGGCAGTCACTCAGTCGAGTCGCTCGGCGGCGGTATTGTTGTTATTAGCGATAAGATCGACGCACAGGATCTTGTGTTGGCTCAGATCCTGGCGAACACAGCCACAATCGGTGGTGGGGGACACTTTGGATAATGAGGTTTCTCCGCAACACGTACAAACCGGGGCCAGATAAGTTAGTTTATACAGCCATAGACCTGAAACCCACACTGGTAGTGGCACGGGTCTATGGCCCTCGCCACTCAGAGACGCACAGTGATGTCAAATCATTGAACCTATATAAGCTCGAAGACGGTGTATTTGCCCTGGACTTTAATTTCAAAGAGCTGGGCAATTACATCTTCATAATCGAGGAAGATGGAGCAGTGCAGACAATCTTAAATGCAAAGGTGTACGCATGAAAACTACTCCACTGCATATCAAGCAAAAAGAAGAATTGGAGCTACACGCTCACGACCCCGTCAGAGCTATCCACTGGGAACAAGGCACGGGCAAGACATGGCTCGCCCTGGCAACGGCTGAGGAGTTATACAAGGCAGGCAAGATTGACGGCCTATTCGTCGTTGCCCCACCTGGGCTTCACACCAACTGGGTAAACTACGAGATCCCGGACCACTTCGACCTACCCCATGCTGCGGTTGCTTTCAAAACTACGCGATCAAAGACGAAGAAGCATCAGGCCGAATGCTCCGCAGTGTTGAACGCTGGCTCTGGACACCTTCCGATCTTGGCGATGTCATACCCAGGGATCAAGACGGACAGCGGAAAGAAGCTGGCGAAAGCGTTTTTGACGAAGCGGAAGTGTCTTTACGTCGGCGATGAGTCAAACAGGTTCAAGACACCTTCGGCGAAGATCACTCGAACGATCCTGGCTTCCGCCGACTACGCGGAGTACAAGCGAACGCTCTGTGGTACACCGATCACAAACACGCCGTTCGATGTCTATACTCAATTCAGATTTCTGAATAAGAAGTTTTGGAGTGATACGCCGTATGGTCTTGGTAGCTTCCAGTGTTTCAAAACCTTCTTCGGTGTTTGGGAGAAAGGCTATAACGGAAAGCAGGACCGAGAGTACGACGTATGCGTCGGCTATAAGAATTTGGAAATACTTACTCAGTTAGTTGAGTCAATTTCCTCACGTGTCTTGAAGGAAGACGTGCTCGATCTACCACCAAAGCTATACTCATACTCAGGTTTTGAAATGACGCCGAAGCAATGGGCACTCTACAAAGAGATCGAAGACGAATTTTTTACATGCCTCGAAGGTGAAATGATCTTCACGCCGCTGGCGATCACCCGGCTTCTCCGGCTACAGCAAATTGCTTGTGGTTATTTGCCGACCGGCAATGAGAATGAGTGTGTTATGATCGAAGACAAAAACCCCAGGCTGCAAGCACTCGGCGAGATCACACAGGATCTTCCGCACAAAACAATCATCTGGGCAAGGTTCATCGAAGACATAAATCTTATCTGTGACATGCTTGGTGACACTGCCGTCCGATGGGATGGGTCCATTGACGAAGACGAACGCGAAGACAACAAACTACGCTTCAAGAAAGATCCAATTGACAAAACACAATTCATAGTAGCAACACCTGAGAGCATGGGTGAGGGACATACACTGAATGAAGCGAAGACGACAATCTATTATAGCAACAGCTACAAGATGAAAGAGCGTCACCAAAGCGAAGATCGCAATCACCGAGCTGGGCAAGAAGATCGTGTGCACTACATTGATATTGTGGCTGACGGTACGAAAGATGTCGATATCATAGACGCTCTGCGGTTCAAGTTTGACAACGCTTCGAAGGTGATTGACGGTAGGATCAGAAAGTGGCTTGAGTCCTATAATGCAAACACATAATTTTTTCAATTTTTAAGTTGACTTGCTTATTAAAATGTAGTATAATTCACATATATAATGAGAGTTGAGGAGACAAAAGATGAGCAAAGTACCATACGATTATTCAGCGTTCGAGGAAGACGCAGCCACAAATCAAGAGGATGTGCTTGGTAAGATTTCAAAGCTTGCTGATGAAATGCACAGTCTTGATAAGCAAATCGCTGAGCAGGAACTGAAATTGAAAAAGCTCAGAGAGAATCACAGACAGATCGCTGAGGAACAACTGCCTGAGTTGTTCAATGAAGTAGGTATGTCTGAATTGAAAACACGCAGCGGTCTACCATTGAGGCTCAGGAATAAAGTCTTCACAAGCATCTCGAAGGATCGCAAGCCCAAAGCAATCGCTTGGCTTGATGAGAATGGTCAAGGCGGAATGGTCAAGCGTTGTGTCATTATCGACTTCGACAAGACCAAAGAAGAAAAAGTTAAAGCACTTCTCCGGCTGATCGGAAAAGGTTGGCCGAATAACCGCGTAGAGTTGGATGTCCATGCCTCAACAGTGAAGGCGTTTGTCAAGCGACGGTTACAGGATGGAGAGGAATTACCTCTGGACATTTTCGGCGTACATTGTGTAGATGTTGTCGAGATCTCAAGCAAGTAGCGGTACGTACCTATCTATTTTTATGAGGAGCAAAGAACATGGCAAACAAGAAAGACAAAACTGATTTGGCAGTCAAGAACGAAGGCCAAATTGCTCTCGCCGGTCGCTATGACTATGGGGACATGGCTGGTGACGGCTGGGACAACACGGGTCAAGATGACTTTACGATTCCGTTTCTGTCAATCGTCCAGGCAATGTCCCCGCAGGTCCAGGAGACCGAGGCGGAGTACATCGAGGGTGCCAAAGCTGGCAATCTTCTCAACACAGCCTCGCAGGAGCTGTTCGACGGCAAGGAAGGTGTCACGTTTGTGCCCTGCTACACTCAACACTTATTTGTTGAATGGAAAAATCGTCAACTCGATGGTGGTGGCTTCGTTGCTATCCACGAGACTGACAGTCAGATCGTCAAGGATGCGAAGGCTGCATCCAAAGAGTTTGGTAAGTACACTATCGCGGTGGACGACGGCCATCCTCACGATCTGGTCGAAACCTTCTACGTCTACGGCCTTATCGTAGACGGAGAGGAGATCATCACCCCCTGTATGATCTCGTTCAGCAGCACGAAGATCAAGGCATACAAATCCATTATGACGCCAATGCGTCAAGTCAAGGGCCATCCGCCTCTGTTCGCATTCTTGCTCAAGATCAACACGGTCTCTGAGAAGAACAACAAGGGCACCTACCACAATTTCAAGATAAGCTTTGCCAACGGCTCAGCGGTCGATTCTCTCCTGCCCCCGGACCACATCTTTGTCCTGGCGGGCAAGGAATTCAAGGATCAGATCTCCGAGGGTAAGGCGAAGGTCGATCATGGTGGGGCCAACGCGGGCAACGGAAGCGACGGAAGCGACGAAAACGTCCCGTTCTGAGAATCTCTCACTCTCCTCTGGCAGTGAGCCGGGGCTTCGGCCCCGGCTCATTCGCTTACTATGAGCAGGTGACATGAGTCTATCGTACCAACAACAAGAGGCTGTGGACGCCATTAGCCGGTGGATGAAATCCGACCAGCAACTATTCAGGTTGTTCGGCTATGCCGGTACAGGTAAAACTACCCTGGCGAAATACGTCGCCGCAGGGTCTACCCTTTTCTGTGCGTTCACCGGCAAAGCCGCATATGTCCTGCGGCAAAAGGGCTGCGAAGCATTCACCATACATCAGTTGATTTACTGCCCGAAGGAACGAAGCCGGGCAAAGTTGATGGAGTTAGAGCTGGAACTGTCAAACACCGACGATAACGAGCAGATCGAAAAATTGGAGAAGCAGATCGAATTCGAGCACAAGAAACTCAACTCTCCAAACTTCGTTCTCAATCCAGACAGCCCTGTTCAAACTGCCGACCTTGTCGTGGTCGATGAGTGTTCTATGGTGAACGAGCAAATGGCGAAAGACCTGATGAGCTTCGGAACGAAGATCCTTGTACTGGGCGATCCAGCACAATTGCCGCCCGTGTACGGCACTGGGTATTTCATCAAAGCTCAGCCCGACTTCATGCTGACCGAAATCCACCGTCAGGCAAAAGACAATCCTATCATCGGACTTGCAACACGTGTTCGACAACGTGAGTATCTACAGCCTGACGGTGGAATGGTCACCCCCTGGGGAAGTGTCACTCCAGAAGAAGCCCTGGAGTACGATCAAATCCTCGTGGGACGAAACAAAACTCGGAAAGCCATAAATCACAAAATACGTGGACTTCTCAAACGCTATAGCAATATCCCAGTGACAGGTGACAGGCTCGTCTGCTTACGAAACGATCACGAAGTGGGCTTACTTAACGGCGGAATCTGGGAAGTCGAATCATGCTATGACACTGGCGATGAATTTCTCGATCTCATTATCAAAGATCCAGAAACAGACTCTGGCTTCCTGGCGGTCGAAGCTCATCGCCATTACTTCATGGATCAAGACGATAGGCCGCTGCCCTGGTGGATTAGAAAAGAAGCTCAGGAATTTGACTACGGCTACGCTCTGACAGTCCATAAGTCACAAGGCTCACAGTGGGATCGTGTTCTGATCTTCGATGAAAGCGGTTCCTTTGGGCGTGACGCCCATAAGTGGATGTATACTGCCGTGACGCGAGCAGCCCAGGAAGTGAGGGTTGTCGTGCGGTGAAAATAGATCCGAAGAAAAAACTGACTGTAAGTCGTTGTAATCGCTATGGTTATCTTCCTGGAGTGAGGCAAGCGAACCTGGACAAATACGATGGGTAGAGGTCGAAACTACGAAGGTCAAATGCCGCTGTTCAAGCCGAAAAGTGATTGGCGTCCACCGGCTATGAGCGATCTTCCTACAACATGGGAAGGGGCTGGCCGCGTAGGTATTGATGTTGAGACTAAGGATGTAGATCTAAAGAAGCTCGGCCCGGGAGTTCGACGTAGTGACAGCTACATTGTTGGTATCAGCTTTGCAATTGAAGATGGCCCAGGCTTCTATCTACCGATACGCCACAAGGGTGGTGACAACATGGATGCGACGAAGATTATTCAATACTTGAAGGATCGGGCCAAGACCTACAAAGGCACAATTTGCGGAGCAAACATAGGCTACGATCTTGACTGGTTGGCAGAAGAAGGTATAGTCTTTCGTCAAGCTGGCTTCAAGGATATCCAGGTGGCTGAGCCACTGATAGATGAGAATCAATTCTCTTACAGTCTGGAGACCTTAGCTGAAAAATATGGATTTCCAGGTAAGAATGAAACGATGCTACGTGACGCCGCAACAGCATACGACCTTGATCCTAAGAAGGATCTCTGGCAACTCCCTGGGCGTTACGTCGGTGCCTACGGTGCTTATGACTCCGAGTTACCATTGAAGATCCTACGGAAGCAAGAGAAGATCATTGACGATGTCGATCTCTGGAAGATCTACGATCTTGAGTGTCAAGTTACACCTGTTCTTGTGAAGATGAGACGCCGGGGAATTCGCATCGACTTCGATCAGCTTGCTAAGGTTGAAAAGTTTACCATTGAAAAAGAACAAGAATTTCTCAAGGTGATCTATGATAAGACCGGCGTAAGAATTCAAGTCGATGAGATCAACAAAACGAAGTTAGTAATCAAGGCTTGTGACGTAGCACAAATTCCCTATGGTCAGACCGAACCATCCGGCCAATTCCCAGAGGGACAGCCATCAGTCAAGAAGGAATTCTTACTACCTAACGCCGATCACCCTGTGGTCAATTCGATACTCGAAGTTCGTGCATATAACAAGGTTCGCAACACGTTCGTGAAGTCGATCAGGGATCATGCTGTCAACGGTAGAATTCATTGTACGTTCAATCAGCTCCGGCGTCAGGACGATGACAGTGACGAGGTCAAAGGTGCTGGTCCTGGGCGTCTCTCATCTTGTGACCCAAACCTTCAACAGCAGCCATCACGTCACCCAGTACTGGGTAAAATGTGGCGTTCGATCTATCTGCCGGACGAAGGTGGAAGGTGGGCTGCTTGTGACTACTCACAACAAGAGCCTCGGCTGTTTGTTCATTTTGCACATATCGCCGGGTGCCGAGGGACGCAAGCGGCCATCGACAAGTTTTTCGCTGGTTACGACTGGCATGATATGACAACCGAAATGGCGTTCGGTATTAAGAAAGACGATGACCCGGTGAAGTTTGCAAAGCTTCGTAAGCGGGCAAAAGCTGTTTTTCTTGGCCTGACTTATGGCATGGGACAAGCAAAAATGTGCCGGGCTTGTGGCTTTGCAACAGAAAAAATTCACATACGTGGAGCTGAGCGAGAAGTGGCCGGACCCGAAGGCCGGGCCTTCCTGGAAGAATTCAATCGCAAGGTTCCATTCTTGAGTGACATTAAGGAAAGGGTTGAGCGAGTCGCCTGGAATCGTCGTTATATTCGGACATTGCTCGGTCGGCATATCCACTATCCCCCAGGTCTTAACATGGAGCGGAAGGCACTCAACAACCTGATCCAGGGGTCCGCAGCAGATCAAACAAAATTGGCAATGGTGCTTCTGGATAAAGAAAATTTCAAATTTCAGTTGCAAATTCACGACGAAATTGATATAACTATATATGATGAGAAAACAGCAAAGGATATGGCTGAGATTATGACAAACTGTGTGCCGCTGGTAGTACCGTCTAAGGTAGACGTGGAAATCGGGGCCAACTGGGGAGACAGTATGGAATGAGAACACTATTGTTCAAAAACAACATTCACAACACTGTGCCGGTAGAGATACCGGGACACGGCAATCGAGCTATCAACCTCACTGTGCGACAGGGGCTAAAGTGGTCGGACCTAAAGGCCGGTGACAATGTCATTGTCGCGGAAACTGGAGCAGAAGTAGTCGAAGGCTGCGAAGTATACGCAGAGATTTTCGACGTGAAGGTGATGAAATTCGCAGACCTGACGAATTATCCTCACGTACTCAAGCTGGAGCATGACCCGGCTTGTCAAACCTTCAAAGGTCTCTTCGAGACAATGAAGAAAGTCTATGATGGCTTTCTCGTCCACGAGTTAGTGACACTCGTGTTCTATGAAGTTTTAGAGGAGACTCCTGGTTAGGATGGAACAACAGCAACGACAACTTTTGGTGAAAGCCCTGAATAAGGTCGGACTCGATGCAACAAGCGTCGAGAATCCGGCCTATCCGGGGACACCTGACATTCAATTCATTGATGGTTGGATTGAGTGCAAGTACCTGGAAGATTGGCCGAAAAAGGCTGAGACAACTGTACGCATCCCGCACTTCACACAGCAACAACGTGTGTGGTTATTACGACGATATACGTCGTGCCAAAAAAAGGAAATTTGGTGGGGGATCGGTTGGTTAATTCTTTATGTATCACGAACACGAGAATGGCTTGTTTTCGACGGAGAAGCAGCGGCTCTATATGTTGGAAAAGAAGGAAACAATAAAGCTGAACTGCTTGAATTAGCTGGCCTAATTACCAAAAACATACAGGACGTAATAAACTATGTCACTATCTCTTGACTTCTTAAAAGAGTTTAGGCCGGGCGGCCCCTGGACGCTCACAGCAATTCCGGTAGACGGTGGAAAGCTTAACACCGTGACATTCCCGGGCGAGCTCGAAGACAAACTGGAAGACTGGCTTGTCAAGAACGGTGAATATCATAATATATACTTCTCTGTCAATCCTTGCCGAGAAGCTGTTAGTAAGAAGGCTTCTCGTGAAGATATCCAGTCAGTTGAGTATCTACATGTTGATGTGGACCCGCGTGCCGGTGAGAACCTGGAGCTTGAACAAAAAAGAATCCTCGACAAAATCCGAACATTCAAACCTACGCCTACTTGTGTCATATTCTCTGGCGGTGGGTATCAAGCTTTCTGGCGGCTCGAAGAACCAATCACCATAGACGGTGACATTGCCAAAGCCGAATCAGCGAAACGCTACAACATGCAGCTTGAGCTACTCCTGGGCGGAGACAACTGCCATAACATCGACCGGATTATGAGATTGCCTGGAACGATGAACCGGCCAAACGCTAAGAAGCGTAAGAAGGGCCGCAAAGAAGTATTGGCTGAAACGGTCCACCTTGATACAAAGATATCATATCCGATCAGCCAATTCACTGCGGCTCAGAAGGTCCAGTCGTCAGCTTCCGCTGGATTTTCTGGCGGTCGATCTGACCTAACGCCCAAAGTGGATACGGCCAATGTTCGGCGGATAGAGGATCTCTCCGAGCTGGGCGAGAATGTGAAAGATTGGGTCAAAGTGCTAATTGCCCAGGGGCGTGACCCTGATGAACCTCACCGGTTCAAGTCACGCAGCGAAGCTTTGTTCTGTGTGTGCTGCGAATTAGTACGTGCTGGTATTAATGATGAGACTATCTTCTCGATCATCACCGACAAAGACTTCGGCGTTGCTGAATCGGTCGTGCAGCTCGGATCAAGAGCAGAAGCCTACGCCTTGCGGCAAATAGAACGAGCCAAAGAAAACGCGGTAGATCCAGCTCTCCGTGAGCTGAATGAAAAGCACGCTGTGATCTCCAGCATCGGCGGCAAGTGCCGCGTGATTGCAGAAGAATTCGACCACTCGTTCGGCAGACCTAAAATAGAATTGCAGACCTTCCAAGACTTTTCAAATCGATATATGCACCGCAAAGTGAAAGTTGGTGAGGACAAGAATGGTGCCGACGTATTCATGCCTCTCGGAAAATGGTGGCTTCAACATAAGAGTAGAAGACAATTCGATCAGATGATCTTCGTGCCCGCCCAAGAGGTTGACGGTGCATTCAATCTGTGGCGTGGCTTCAACTACGAAGCGATCCCAGGAGCATGTGACTTGTTCCTCGATCACTTGCTGAACAATGTTTGCTGCGGTGTCACTGAGTATTATGAGTATCTCATGGCGTGGCTTGCCGCTGCCGTTCAGAATCCTGGACAACCTGCCGGGACCGCTGTAGTGATGCGAGGAAAACAAGGTACAGGAAAATCGTTCTTTGCTAAAGCAGTCGGCAAACTATTCGGCCAACACTTCTTACATATCAGTAACTCAAAGCACCTTGTTGGTTCGTTCAACGCTCATTTACGTGACTGCGTTGTGTTGTTTGCCGATGAAGCATTCTACGCAGGCGATAAGAAAAGCGAAGGCATCCTCAAAGCTCTAATCACCGAGGAGCATATTGTAATAGAGAAAAAAGGAATAGACTCAGAAGCACAACCTAACTACATCCACCTAATCATGGCCTCGAACAGCGACTGGGTCGTGCCAGTGGCAATGGATGACCGTCGTTTCTTCGTACTGGATATGGGCGAAGCACATCGACGTGATTCTCAATACTTCGGCGACATCATGGCTCAACTTGAGAACGGTGGGTATGAGGCTTTACTCCACTACCTGATGTCACTCGATATCTCGAATATAGACCTGCGGACTCCACCAAACACAGAGGCACTCGCTGAGCAAAAGCAGCTCAATTTGAGTCCCGAACAAGCTTGGTGGTATGACAAACTCCATGAAGGTCGTGTCCTGGCGAGACATGAAGACTGGGAAACAATGATCTGTAAAGAAGAATTGCTGTTTGACCTGGAGAGATTTGTCAAGCGTTACGCGGGCAACTATATGAACAGAATTTCTATGACGCGGCTCGGTCGATTTCTAAGTCGGGTTATGCCAGTGGGGTTGCCACAAACAACAACCCGGCGAGTCAGCCCAGACCCAAAAGCACCCTATGATACTGGGCTGAATTTCAATACAAATCCAAAGTGCTATAGGATAGGGACATTGACAGAATGCAGAAAGTGCTGGGATAATGTCCAGGGATCAAAGACAAAATGGCAGGACGCAGTTACAGATGAACCGCCGCCGTTTTAGGAGATATCATGGCAATACCAGGAGACGACAGAATAAGATGTAGGACGTGTGAAAGCTTCCTGGGCACACCACAAAAAGTCAAACCTTCTGCCTTCGGCCTTGTAGAAAATAAGCACGGGGCGGTTGTGCGGAAATGTATAAATCCGGCCTGCAACCAGTTTTGGCTCGGATATTGCCAAGAACTGCCTAAAAAATCATTCAAAATCATCCTAAAAATGATTGACAAACCTGAGTAAATTTGATATAGTGAGGATATTATGAATATCACAACTGCTATCGTGTTCGTAAAGGGCACCGCGATGACTCGCATCGAAAGTGAGTATATCATCAAGTGTGCCGTTGAGGGACAAGACAGCGGGGCGGACATCGACTATAATCGCAGGATCTTAGAACAAGTGTTCTCTGAGATCTATGGCACCCAGGACGTCGAGGTCTTATTTCCTGAACTCGGAGAATGTTTAGATGATACCGATTAAAGTGACTTTCAAATCAGGTCAGTCGATCACAGCATGGTCAACTAATCCTGATGAATTCGCTCAGTCGATTGCAAATATATCCCTGCCTGAGATAACGGGCCTGGACTACTCTTGGGCAGATAACGGACAGACACCACCTGAATTGCAGGAAGTGACAATCAATCTCAAGAGTGGGTCGGTCCTCATGTGTGAAGTGCCCAAGAGTGAGTTGACCGTCCTGGGAAAGATCGAAGACATCCTCTATTATGAGAACAGCAACCTAATCGCATACGCTCGACTTCGCAAGGAAGAAGATGCTCTGGATATGCGGTTCGCAGCAACGACCGCCGTCATCAACAACATACCGGATCTGGATGTGCGGCTGTATTGCCACAAAAGATATTTGAAGTGTAAGGCCGGATATATCGCGGCTCTCGAATCAATTGTAGATGGTGTTCTTAGGAGACCGGACGAATGAAAAAAGCAATCGCGTATATTTTACTGGCGGTTGTTCTGATTGGCAGTGGCTGCATTGGCACTGTATCGGAACACCTAACGCCGGGCACGATCAACGAGAAGGTCGTGAAATTCAATGAAGAAGCGGGGACAGGAAAGGCGGAAGATTATAGAGGCTTCCTTTTCCCAAGTCTCGCGGAGCTACGAAAACTAAACCAAGACTTTGAAGCAGCCGTCGCTTTGACAAATCAGGAATTAAGACAATTGGCTGAACAGAAAAAGCTCGAAGAAGACATCTTGAGAGGCTTCCTTGTGAAAGATACAAAGCTGGCAGAAGACCGCGAGGAGTTTCTATGGAATCCGACGACTGGAGCAATCGCTTTAGGATTGTCACTACTCGGCGTAGGTGCTGGTGGATATCTGGGCTTAATGAGAAAACGACCACAAGACTACACCGAAGCCGATCTACAAAAAGCTATGACCGAAGTCAAGGGCGAGTTGACCGACAAAGATCGCAATCTGGTCTCTATAGTGAAAAGCATCCAGAACGTGATCGACGCGGAAGGCGAACCCGAAAAACAGGCGGCAATAATTGAGATATTGAAAGATAGTCAGTCGCCCGAAGCAAGGCAGGCAGTGAAAGAAGCAAAAGCGGTGATCTAACAACGTCGGGCCGCAGCCGGGCGTGTAGCCACTGCGGCCCTTAACTTTTTTCTGGAGAAAGCAAATGGGATACATCTCGGAACACCTAACGCCGGGCACGATCAAGAACATTCTTAATCATGTCCATCGCTATAAACAATACAAACATCACGGAGCATACGTATGGGTTCGCTCTGACTTGAAAGGAAAGCAATCGGAATACTGCCTGTGCTGGAAATGTGATCGGCTTCACCCAGGGCTGGAAACCAATTGTCCGATTGCTCAGACACTTTATGAAACCTGCGTGGCTTTAAACTTGGTGGCACCTGTTTGGGAGTGCCCAAGATTTCGCCTCGCAAAGAAGTGAAGCTGAGGAAGGAATCGCCATGAAGGATTTGCTGGTTGTGTTACTACTTGGATGTCTTACGTTTATGACATATGTCCAGGAAGGTGACTGCGGGACATTGAAGCAGCGAACGTTCGCACACGCGGGTGGGTTGATGTTAAATCACGCACGGCTACGGCGGGTCGAAGGTGAGTTGTCGGTGGGTTGCAAATTAGATGAGCTTAGATCCTGCTCCGCGATATTGTCTGGTGGATCGGGTGTCTTTGTATCGCCGACAGCCCTATTGACCGCGAAGCATGTTGTCGAAGGTTTAGTTGGTGACATAACAGTGACGACCGTCGATGGTTTTACCTTCAAGTCTAAAGAGATAATCAGAGACAAAAACGACGATATCGCTTTAGTGATAATTGACAAACCATATGGTCTATTCATGCAAATAGACACCCGGCCATTGCAGCTTGGAGATGGGTTAGTCTGCATAGGAAATCCACTCAACTCAAAAGCAGATAAGCGGCTGATGGTGACGTTTGCACGAGTAGCACACGAACGTCACAACAATGAATTTGTATACGACGGCTTTTGTTGGCACGGCTACAGCGGCGGACCTGTAATAAGGAATAACAAACTTGTGGGCATAACGTTCGCCCGACACTACGGCGGAAATTACCTGGGCTTCGCTACGCCAGTTGATAGAATAGACGACGAGATACTTCGTCGGTTCCGATAAAAACCTCACTCTCATCCCTCTCCTCCAGCTACCGGGAGTCTTCGGACTCCCTGGTAGTTTTTAATTTTTTACTTGCACTAAGAAAGATTATGTGGTATACTTTACTTAGATGAGAGACACTAAGAAAATGAGGAGATTCAAAATGGCATCATTCGTAGAAGGCAATATCAACGGCGATTATGGAGCAAAGCTTTTGGCCCTGGCCGAGAAGCTGGAAGCCCAGCAGGTCGAACAGCTCCATGCCCGCAACGTGGCTTGTGAAGCGAACATCGACAACGCCCGCACCTGGATAAGGATCGGCAACAAGTACGATAAGATCGACGTCGGTCGCAGTGGCAAGCTGATGGTAGTCCGCGAGACCGGCGAGATTTTCGGGATCAAGGCATACGGCAAGATCAACAAGGGCCACGCCTACGGCACCCTGGACACTATCGAAGACTGGTACTGGGGCCACTACTACCCCGAACCGATGGAAAAGCACGAGAAGCGAATTCAGATCCGACTGAAAGGATAAATATGTCAAAGCAATATGAAAAAGATCTTGCCGAACGTTTCCAGGGCAAGAGAGTAAAGCGAAGCTGGCGTAGTCTTCGCAGCCTGCATGACCGCGTTCTATCCTGCGGCATTGCAAGCCGCAAGGCAGTGCTCCAGGCAGAATTCGACGCACAGTCTGAGCAACGCGGCACTGTCACCAGCATACTTGAGGAAGTGCCGGAGCGAGGAGTGGCCTGCGGCCTGGAAGTCACCTGGGACGGCGGCACCGTGAGCAAGTGCCTTCCTTACATGGTGGATCTGGCCGAAGACGAAAAAGAAAATTGATTTTCCATTTGCATCCTCTCGAATCTGTAGTATACTTTAGATAGAGAGGAAAGCTCTTTGAGAAGTGAAAAACTTAATGGGGGCGTAGCTTAGTGGCCTAAAGCAGCGTCGTCTTCTCCCGTGCCGTGTTGCACCCTGGTCGTGCACAGCAGGGCACAGTACAGCACCGGGCCGGACTTAAGTAGAGTGCAACTACCCAAGACCGCGAGCCGACGAAGATCGTGGGTCCGAATCCCACCGCCCTCAGCGTTATTGTAGGTCAATATATTATCATACCTGACCGAATAACGAGGCGTCATCTAAAGACTGTCCACGCCTACAAAGCCGAAAGGCTGGAGAAATAACGGGGCAGCATCGGAAGTGCGACAAACGTCCTATAACACAAAATGAAAAAAATCTGATTTTCCGCTTGTATCCTGGCCGATTTTGTATTATACTATAATTGAAGCTATTTAATAAATTGATATTCACGTGGGTGTAAGCTTAGTGGCCTAAAGCTCCGGTGTTCTTTGCACAACTTGGCACGGCACAGACGTGGGCCGATCTTGGCGGAGTGCAACCGACAAGAGCCGCGTGACATCGGGATCGGTGGTTCGAATCCATCCACCCTCGCTGTTATTATAACTCAGAGGAGAGACAAAATGTGTATCAATGATGATCGTGAGGCCGAACGTGACGAAGCCTTGGCCGAAGCACGCGGCAAGTTTCACCGAGTAACAATCCGGGTCACCGTTCAGCAGACTGTCGATATCCCCGGTCAGGATCACGAAACAGCGGACCTGAAAGATTATCTGGACGAAGTCGTTGAAGGTGGAGAGATTGTGGACTGGGAAGAGGTCTGATGGGCGGAAAATTTCCGATATACCATATCGACTTCACACTGTACGCCGGTGAAAATGAGCTGGCCGGTTGTGAACAAGATATGATGGTATTAGAGGAGTTTGTAGATCACGACGCAGCCCTGCTATCACTGTATAGAGTTGTTACAAACCTTGCAAAAGAGCTTGATGTCACTGATATAGTGACATCATGGGTCGGATCTATCACCCTGGCAAGGCATGACTCGTGGTGCTGTCACAGGCATAGTCACTACACCTACCGATACTTCTCTGAACAAGCTGCGGCCCTGGCAGACTTCCTCTGCTGGGCAACAGAAAACGAACAGCTCGAAAAGATCGGCAGTGAAATGTCGGAGTGGAAAGTCTGCCATTGCGAAAAATGCAGAATGCTCTATCGAACAATGATACTTCATTCAGGAGAATCGATATGTGGATAATTTTGGCTTTCGCCATATTCCTATTGCTCTGCACCGACGCATTTTGTCGTCAGGTGATGTGGCAAGTTATAGCCCCGATCTCAGACATAGTCGTCTGCGTTGTGTTCCTCATTCTGGTGTCCGTGTTGCTGGTCTGTGAAATTGCAATGATGGTGATCGCTCCAGTGGCTTTGATCCTCGGCCATGATAGTCGCAAGTGGCATATCGAGCTTGCCCGAAAAATCATGTTGACAAAAGTTTTTGGAGATAGTGATAGTGGATCTTAACGGCTTTTTCAAATTGCAAGAGCTTCTTAACGAACACGTCGGACTCAACTGGGCTTACTTCGTTGAAAAGTTTTCAGATCTACCGACGCTTGATGATGATGCTTTGGTACTGGCCGGTCAGTGGATTGACGACATACTCAAAGCGATGAGCAATGAGATTGAGGAGCTGCGAAACTGCACCTATTGGAAGCATTGGTGCACCGAAGCCCAGAAAGGGCAGCGGTACAAGGTCAAGGATGTTGTTGCTGCTCGAAATGAAGTGATCGACATCCTTCACTTCTGGATCTCACTGGCTCAGATACTCGGAATGTCAACTCTTATGATCGAGCAGATGTATCGTGATAAGCTGGCGAAAAACATTAAGCGGCAAGTAAACGGCTACAGTATAGAGCAAAAGGATCTTGCATGGAAGCTATTCAAGGAACTCCCGGATGATAATCCGCTGAGCTATGGTTGGCCAAACGCCGGAAGCCTGGAAGATCTGCCAGAAGATATTCAGGTCTATTACCTGGAGTGGGCAAAGAATCAAATGGATAACGATTCTCATGGAGAAGACTTTTGTGATTGCATTAGTATGGGTCATTATTTGTCCCCTGACGATCCGAGTCTCGAAGACAAGCCGCAGCCGCAACCTGACCCAAATTGTGTAAAGTGTGGTGTCAAAAGAAAGGTGGTGACAATGAGCAAGATTGAGTGTATGAAACGACATCTAATCCGGGCTTGCTACTGGTACTATGTCAAAGCAGATCCAATGATGTTAGATCAAACTTTCGATCATCTTCTGAAAGATCTGGAGCGTCGAGAAAAAGCGGTCTCGCTGGTTGACCCAACATCGCCGACGCAAATGATCTACGGCGATTGCGAAGCACAATATCCAGAGTGGGTTGACCGCGACGTCAAGCCGGAGTCGATGGAGTGCTGCACCGAGTGATATTGCCTGCTGACAAAATGTATGCACTTCGCCACGGGACCACGGGCAAGATATGGTTGCCTTGTGGTCCCAATGGCTTTTGGCTTTTCAAAACATCGCACAGCCTGGAGACCTGCTGGAACAATCTCAAAAAGTGTGGGCTGGTGACATCGGAATTCCACGAGCACAAGGTAGTGACAATTCACCTGACCGAGGTCCGATAATAGAATTTTATTTTTCTGTTTGCTATTCTCCGAGAATGTGGTATACTTTACATAGATGAGGCTGGCGGGCAAGTCCGTAAGTCGGCCCGACGTTGATTAGGTTAATCTGGGGCTTGCCGCCAGCTAAATTATGAGGAGAATGAGAATGAGCCAAGACAAAAACCGTTGTGGCCGCTGCCACAAAATCATCGGCGAGAGAATAGCGAACAGCGACGCAAAGCTGTACTGCCCACTGTGTGGGTATACCGAAGGCGAGCCGGTCGTGCCGTGCGTATGGTCATGTGGTAGATGTGGCCACCTCGACATAGACAAAAAATCCACAGTACGGCCCTTCTGCCCAGAATGCTGGGAAAATGAGGAAAAAGTCAGGATGACGGCAATGTTGGCGAAGCCGTCCGACGTGAACGGACTCGGAACCGGAGTTGTTGATCTGGAGCTGGGCTATGAGCTGCTGATTAATGCACAGGCGGCAGATCTGGAGTTGGGCACAGAATTGTTGAGGGACGCACAAGATGCCATATGAAGAACCAAAACCATTAAGAGAGACTTTACCAAAAGCACTCACGTTATTGCTGGCAGCAACGACAATTATCGTTTGTGGAACGCTTCTTGGTTTTTCTTTTGGAGCATGGTTATTTTACTAACATAATCCTGGACTGGACGCAGAGCGGTGTATCGCAGACGGCCTCTGCCGATATTGACACGAACACGTTATAGCCGAAGACCTTAGTCAAGTTGTGCCGTCGAATCTGAGGAGTTTAAAGTGAGGCCGTTTCCAGGATCTTATTGAAAGGTAGTGACATGAATTGTAAATACTTATACGGAACACACGGGCACACAACGCCCTGGTGCCTGCTGCATAAGGCTGAGGCTGAATGCGACGGCTGCAAAGATAGAACGCTGAACGACTTTGAACACGGCGTTCGGATTGGTCCGCTGACGAACCTGTTAAAAAGTAAAGGGCCAACATTTACGGCACACGGTGATAAGTTTGACAACGGCGGATATCCGAAGTCTGCCTACAGCTCACCAAACGATCCAGTCCGATGTGCCGATGAGTTTGTTGTGTCACCCGATAAGGTCGAACGCATAAAGCAGATCGTTTCCATGTACGGCGGGGACACCGATGAGCGGCACATTTTTTTGAACCGAACTTGGAAGCTGGCGGAAAGCTATGGTATGGGTGTAGAGTCTTTTCGTCGAAAGCTGCGGACCTGGACCGAGGGACACTGGCCGGACGATCTGAATATCCGACTACAAGAAATGGCGGCCAAACTGGACTTCGAGAAAATCGAACGACGGCTGCTGGCCTGTCCCGGCATCTACAAAATCCACGATGAGTATGTCATCGGCGAAAAGTGGAAGTCACCTGTCAAGGTGGGTGAGGTCGTGACATTCAAGGGTGCTGCTCATGTTGTCCGTAAAATCTGCGGACCACTACTGACCCTACAACCACTAATCGGCGACGATATATCCGCGTTCGATTGGGAGATCCAGAAACGCGGGGCCTTGGCTTGGGTAAAGCGAATAGTTAAGAAACTCTTTCCAATGGAGTGCTCCAATTGTGGTGGCAAAACAGGAGATGGCTTCGCCGGTTGTGCATATTGCTGGGACAAAGAAATAGACGGCCCTTGGTAAAATTTTATTTGCATCTCCTCAAAAGTGTTGTATATTTTAAGTAGAGGAGAATGAGACAATGAAAGCAAAACTAACACAACTGACCGGCACAAAAGTGATGGACAGCAACTTTGCTGATTATCAGACCCTGGGCGGTCCTGAGTGTGTGCCCGGCCTGATCTATGAGCAAAGCGGTCAATTCACCAACATCTACTTATCGGACGAATTCATTTTATCGGAACTACTGATTAAAATGCAATACGCCAAGAAGTCTGGGACGGTCGTTGTTGACTACTCCAGCCCGAACGCGGCAAAAGAGCTGCATGTGGGGCATCTTCGGAGCACACTGGTGGGCGATTGTATAGCGAACGTGCTCCAGGCGGTCGGCTACACCGTCATCAAGCAAAATCATATTGGCGACAAGTGCTTCACTGCTCAGATTGATAAGGCCGAAGCGTTCGAGAAAATGCACAATGTCTATGGCAAGCTGAACGTCGGCCTAACGCCTGCGGACGTCACGCCTGAGAGCTTCTATCACGGAGAAGAT